GTTCGTCCTCGTTTGTCGTACCGATGAAAATATTGCGCCGCGGCCGTTCCGTGACCGCTCGAGCATAAGCCGTGCGGCCCGCGTCGACCTGTCGCGATAGCATCGCCTTCATGTGCGCGGTGTTCGCCGAGCCGCGCATGCCCATTTCCGACACTTCCACGATCGTCTTGCCGGCGAGGCTCAGCACCAGCTCTTTCGTGGCGTCGCCGAACATGATGGAATCGGAAAACCAATCGCTGTCGATCGCGAGCAGGCTGGCGAGGGTCGACTTGCCTGAACCCTGGAAACCGTACAGCACGACCATGGTGTCATGCTTGCATCCGGGGTGGCGGATCCTGCGCACCATTCCACCAATGATATTCCGCCCGACCGCCTGGTAATACGGCTCGCACGGCAACCCGCAAACACGGGTCAGCCACGTCATCAGGCGGGGCGTGCGGTCCCAAGCCCGTTCAAGGGTGGTGAGCCGATCAAGCGCTGGATCGATCGCATTTTCGTGCGCGATGCTAATCAGCGATTCCCAAAAGAAGTCTTTGCCCGGCCGGAACCGCGTTTTCGTCCGGTTCGCGCGGGTCCGCAGCTTCGCCACGATCGCATCGTCCAGATATGTCCAGTCGCGCCACGTCAAGCCCGGATCGCTGCCACCCTTGACTTCCATCCGATCGAGCCACGCATTCCAGCGCAGTTCGATATCCAGCACGCCGAGCAGCACCGCCACATTGTCCGAATTGTCAAACTCGGGCAGACCCTTGTTATCATAGATCCAGTCGTCTTGCTTGACGAAATGCCGTTCGACGTTGTCCGAAATTTGCTTGGCGCGCAGTTTGATTTCGCGCCACGGGAACAGGTGCCCGAGCGTTTCGATCTTGCGGCCGACGGCGGCGAGGGTGTCGGGATAGACCAGATCAAGGACTGCCATCGCACCGATGATGCGCTTGGCGCGCCACGGCTTCTGTTCGGCGAGCGCGAACGTTTTGGCGATCGCGTCACCCAATACCTTATAGAGACCATGCGATTCGAGCGTGGCGGGCAGGGTGGGGAAGTCCGTCAGGTTAGGCCGGGTCGGAAACGTGGCGGTTGAGTTGAGGAAGTCGTCGATGATCGGCAAGCCTTGCCTGGTCAATTCCTCTTGCCCGGCGAGCATGGGCATTGACGCCGCTCCAGAAAGAGTAGCGCCGGCCGCTGCGGCGATGTTGGCGACCGTGCCGAACATGGATTCCGTCGATCGCCGGACCTGACCTTTCCAGCCCATCATGTGCGCGCGAGCAAGGAAGGTCTGCAGCGTGACGCTGTCGGCGGTCGGCTCGGTGGCGAAGGATTCCCACTTGGTGGCGATGACGTCGGGGGTCACATCGGGGCGGTGGGTCAGGCTCCAGATGTCCAGCCCGGCGTCGCCGAATTCTAGGCGCGCAGCCATACCCGCGCCCATCCAGCTTTCGTAATCGTCGAATGCGTCGCGCTCGGCAAGCCATTGGAACAAGGCTGCGACGTCGTCACGATCGCGGGTGCCGATATTGGTGGATGTGGTGGCACGTTGCGCCGGTGCGACCCGCTCCAGCAGCCCGGCCGGCGCCGGATAGGGTGCCGCGTCGTTCATGAGCAGGTACGGCTTGCCGTCATAGACACTACCAGCCGCGACGACGTATCCGTTCGCCGTGCGGGTGTTGATGTGCTTCCTGATCGCGTCGCGCTGGCGAAGCGTAGCGGGGTCGACACCTTCCGGCACCGCTACAAGTACGTGCCAACCACCCGACGGGCTTTGGATTTGTGGCTGCAGCACCGGCACGCCCCAATCGGCGCACAGATCGCACCACATTTTCCAGGCTTCGTCTCGGGACGTCTTGGTGTCGATGTCGCATATAATCAGATTTGATGGCCCGGCTACCAGTCCGAAATTACAACGGTGCTCGGCGTACCATGCAGCCCATTGTGCCGGGTCCTTGCTGTGGTCATGCGCGAAGCTGGAAACGATGCCGGTCGGTGCCTTGCTGCCTGCAGGAATCGGAAAGAGTGCGGCGCCGATGCGCGCGTAATAGGCGAGGGCGGACGACACGACAGCGTCGGAATCAATCATTGGGCACTCACACTAAGACGCATGTTGATCCGGGACTGTAGCGCTGCGAACTTGCCGGCGAGCAGGGCGTTCCGGCGTTGCCATTCGGCAAGGTCGATTACCTTGGACGCCGGCGCCTGAATGCGTCGCTGGCAAATGGCGAAATAATCAGGATCGCGTTCAATACCGATAAACCGCCGGCCGGTGTTCATCGCGGCGACGCCGGTGGTGCCGCTTCCCATGCAGTTGTCGAGTACCAGATTGCCCGGATTAGTATATGTCCGGATCAGGTACTCCATCAGCGCGACGGGTTTTTGAGTTGGGTGTTCCGCACCAGAAACGGACGTGAAGCGCTGAACCTGCGACGGGTAGTTGGTCCATTCTTGAGTGTACGCATCTTTGTGTGAGGGACGATTGCCGAATGCGCTTTCCTCTTTGTGTCGCGGCGCGTTGCGGCATACCCTAGGTGAATAGATCAACCCTTGCGGATTGTAGGGCATGCGCTTTTTTGACTGCGAAGCGTGCGCTATGACACCTTCCGAGAACACGCAAACGTCCTCGTAGTTTTTCAACGGCATGTTTTTGGCGTGTGCGAACCCGCTTGCGTTGCTCTTTTCCCAAATCCAGCAGTATTTGAACATCGGAAGATTCGACGCGATTAGTTGCGTGGTGAACGGTTGGCTTGCGGTCAGTACAATCGCTGCATTCGGCTTCGCTATGCGTCGATATTCTCGCCACAACGGTTCGAACGGAATGAGAGCATCCCAAGAGCAGGCGGTCGTGCTATACGGCAAATCGCATAGGATCAGGTCCACACTACCCGACTGCAGGCGCGGCATGATTTTCAGGCAATCGCCATTGAACAAAGTCGCGGTCATGCTCAAAAACCCGGTGGTTTGATCGGAAAAGCGACAAAGAACGCCGCAGTGATCGCGGCCGATGTGGTCGGCATAACAGGGCCGTCGACCCAACGCGGACCGCCCTTGCCGGGTAGTTCGACAGCGGCACGCCACGTCCCGGCATGCTCAGTGACCGCAAGCCCGATATAACCGGGGCGGTTCAGTGCGATGGCGAGGGGGTGGTTATCCGGCTGGGATGTCATCGGACCGCCGAAACTAAAGGCGATCTGGTAAAGAGTCAATTGCAAAGTTTACTGTCAACCGCAATGACTAAGTATAGATAAGCCAATAACGACAGGCGCAAACTGTAGCGTGGCCTAACGACCGCGCGCAATATTGTTTCAACGACCCGACGCAGTCGGGCGCCACTTATCGCCTTCTTTTTCCAGCTCGCGGATCAGCCGCTTGTGCAGACCGTCGGTCGGGTCGATTCCCTTTTCGACCAGTTTGCGGATTGTCTCGGCGAGCGCGCGGGCACGCTTGATGCTCATTTCCGGATAGTCGCCGATCTTGAGATAGGGCCGGGTGCCGTCCGCCTGCCGATACTGGACGTGGAAAGAGATCAGCCCGGTGTTGCGCACGATTGCGCGATGGTTCTGCACCATTTCGTCAGTCACGGTCACGCGGTCCAGCGGGATCCGTTTTGCTTTGAGATCATCCGCCAGCTTTTCCAGAGTCGCTTCTGAAAACCGCGGCGGGCCGGGCTTCGCAACAATGGTCGGTTTACGCTTCATGGTCTCATACCTCAAAAGTCTAAAGTTGACAGTAAACGACTCGGTGCCACGGAATTAACTTTTAGTCAAGGGTCAATCCTCGTAAAAGTACGAGGCGAAGAAAAATTAAAACGGCGGTTGACAATCAACCGGAAACGTATAATAAAGACCGTGTTAACCATCCTGCTACCGCTAACGCACCGGCCGGTGCAACAAATTACGGAGACATGCATGACCTTCAAAATCAAAATCGCCCGCGCGCCTTTCGAGGTCGAATTCGAGACGGGCAGTATTTCCGAAGCGATCGGCGCGCTCGAAGCCGAAAATACCAATTTGGCACGCCTGTTCGCGATCGACCTGTCGGGTGGGTCGGAAGCGGACGAACCGGAACAGGCCGCGCCGACTGTGGCGACCGAAACGGCACCGGCGGCGGCTGCGGCGGCAGGCAAGGGCCGCGGCCGTCCGCGCAAGAACGTCGAAGCGACTGCGCCCGCGCCGATCCCGACACCCGACGCGCCGCTGGCACCGGTGTTGCCGACAACCACGCAATCGATCGGCCCGACCCCTGCGACCGTCCTGCCGCCGAATCAGTTGGCGCCGACCGACGGCCTCGCCATCCCGCCGTTCCTGGATCGCGCCAGCCCGGCCGCGGTGGTCAACCAGCCGCCAGTGCCTGTCGCACCGCCCCCGCCGCCGGCTCCCCCGATCGGCGTGCTCGCGCAGAAGGTGATCGCCCATATCGAAAAGGCGGCGCCGGACAAGCCGAGTCAGGACGGATGGGTCGCGTGGGTCGCGTCGACCGGTCTGACCATCCCCGGCGCGACGTTCGCCGAGACGATCGACTGCCTGCGTTTCATCGACGACACCAAGCTGGCGCCGGTCGCGGCGGCTTTGAGCATCGCGTAAGGCTGGGAATGAAGGGTAGGGCCGGCGCGTGGTGTGCCGGCCTTGGTTGATAGTGAACCGGGAAGGTGACAAATGGATTGGGAACAGAAGTTAGAGGCGTTGAAGGCCCTCGGTGACTGCACGCTGAACATGCGTAAGCCGGGCAATTGGTACGTTTCGCAGCCCGGCGTCGAAATCAAAGAGGGTGATATTTTGTCCGGCGCTTATGGGAACGGTGTTAGCCCAGAAGTGGCGGTCTGTGACCATTGGCAGAAGCGTGCGCAATTATCCGGCGACAGATACTTGGTGATCGGTGCATCCCGAGAGAATCGCCGCGCCGTTCGGTGGAATGGGTTCATGTGGGCCGATGTGACGGAGTCGGACACATGACCACACACGTCGATCCAAACCGACAACACGCCGTTTTCGCCCCGTCCAGCGCGCACCGTTGGATGCATTGCACCGCCAGCGCCGAAGCAATCGCAGCCTTGGGCGAGCAGGAGGAAGGCGACGCGGCGAAGGAAGGCACCGAGGCGCACAACGAACTGGAAGCGTGCCTCAAAGGCGAACAGGACGGCTCGGACAACTACGGCGTCTCGCTGTTTCTTGATTATTTTCGCCAGCTCGCCCCCGGTCGGCGTTTCATCGAACACCGCGTCATGCTGACTCCGCAGATTTGGGGTCGGCTGGATAGCGGAGACTGGAACGAGGAATCTGCAACAGTCACGATCGGCGATCTGAAAAACGGCTTCGTTGGTGTCGACGCCGAAGAAAACGAACAACTCCGAATTTATGCTGCAGCGCTGATCATGCAGCATAAGTTGCCGGCCCGCTGGATCCGGTACGCCATCGTGCAGCCGAACGACTTTCGGCCGGTCCCGCGCGTCAAGCAGTGGATGGAATCGGCGGACAGCCTGCACGCCTTCGCAACCAAGGCCGCGGCGATCCCACAAGGTCCGAAGTCGTTCGTCGCCGGCGAGCATTGCAGATACTGCCCGCTGTTCGGCCGCTGCCAAGCCAGTTCGGACTTGATCGCCCAACTCGCCACGGTGCTGCAGCACGCGCCCGGCGAAGTCCGGCCTGACCAGGTCGCCACGTTCAAGGCACTGGAAAAGCCGATCGCCGATTTCTTTAAAGCGATTGACAAGATCAGCACGAAACGCGCGCTCGAGGGCACGACCATCGCCGGTATGAAACTGGTCACGGCGCAGAAGAACCGCGCCTGGACGAACGAAGCCGCGGCCCGTGCCGCTGTAGTCGAAAAGCTCGGTGTCGGTGTGCTCAAATTGCCGACACCTGCGCAAGCCGAAGCCGAAGGCATGGACGTGTCCGGATTGGCCGATCGGACCGACGGCGCCCCGGTGCTTGCATTCGAATCGGACAAGCGGTCGGATTGGAAGGTCCGATCGGTGACGGAAATGTTCTCCAACGTGAAAGGGTAGTACGATGGATTTCGAGAAACTGGCACAGATTTTCGAAGAAAAGGCACGGTCGATTCACGCGTGGGCACAGTGCGAAGCCGAGTACAAAATCGCGGACGCGCTCAACGAGTTGGCGCGTGATATCCGCAGCGAAATCGCAAAAACGGAATCCGATGAATGACCACCGCCACCCGCGAACAACTCGAAACCGAACTGGACGAACTGCGCAAAGCCAACGAAGCCGCGCCGTGCTGGGGCGCTGCGGTCGGTGCCCGGATCGAACGGATTCGGGAGATCAAGTCGGCGCTGCGGCGGCTGGACAGCACAAAGCCGGTTGACTTTTAATCTCGTTGGTTTACAGTCAACTCCACTTTCCCAACGTGATCCCGAAAGGTAACGAGACATGGCACACAAGACACAGCGTTCCGACACTTTCACCAGCCCGACCATTCGCGGCGCCTATTTCTTCGTCCATGAAAAGCGCAGCAAGGACTCCAAGGGCGCGCTGATCCCGCCCGAAAAGCAGCAATACGAATTCGTCGGCATCGTGCCGAAGCTGAACCGCGACCCGTCGCAGTGCGCGAATTACATGCTGTTCGCTAACGCCGCGATGTCAGCGCTCGGCAAAGTCAGCGAGTGGGGCGGTCAGCTCCCGCCCGGCGGCAACTGGCCGATCAAGGACGGCGACGATCCGGTCAAGGTCGCAAAATATCCGTGGCAGGCCGGCGCCTGGATCATCAAGTTTACCAGCAATTTCCCGCCCAAGGTGGCAATCCTGCAGAACGGTTCGCCGGTCGAAATCCCGGCCCGTCGGATCGGTGCAACGGATGCGTACAAGGGCGGTGACTACATCGTGACGTCGACCAACGCCTTCACCTACGACAACAATTCGAAGGGCGTTAAGTTCAACTTCGAAGGCGTGCTGTTCGTGGCGGCCGGCGAGGCGATCGGCGCGCAGGCTCGAAGCGTGGACCAGATGTTCGGCGGTGTGGCGGCACCTGTCCAGCCCGGTCCGGCACCGACCTATGCGCCCAACCCGCCCGGCACGCCGCCGGGTGCTGTTCCGGTCGCTCCGGTCTATGCACCGCCGGCACCGCCGATCGCGCCCGCCATGCCTGCGGCTCCGGTCTATGCGCCTCCGGTCGGCGCCGGTGGTCCGCCCATGCCGCCGCCGCTTCCCGGTGCGGGTGCGCCCGGCCTGCCGCCGTTTCCGGGGCGGTGACGTCATCACGAACCTGTAGTGCGTACCGCCAGCCGGGGAGCGGGAGAAATCCCCGGCAAAAATTCCTAAAGGGTACGGTTGTGATTGAACGGGCGGCATTCGACACGGAAACGCGCAGTCATTGCGACATCCGTCGCGGGTCCGACGCCTACCTGTCGCACCACACAACCGAACTGGTGTGCGCGGCGCTGGAAACCGACCGATGGAAAGCCGCCGCCGCCTTCATTCCGTCGTGTGACGGGCGCGACGCGCTCGAGGCCAAGATGCGCGAGTCCGGGCTGGTGGTCGTGCCGCCCGAAACGCTCCTAGCCGCGCTGCAGGCAACCAAAACCGTCGTCGCGCACAACTTCGCATTTGATCAGGGTGCCGTGAGCAAGCTGGCGCGCATCCACATTCCAGCCGACCGCTGGTCATGCACCATGGCGCGGGCGATGCGGCACGGGCTGCCGGGCGGGCTCGGCAATCTAGCGAACGTCCTGATGCTAGGCGCCGACGGCAAGGACGCCGAAGGCAACCGGCTTATGAAACAGATTTCCAAGCCGCGGCCGACGTGGGTCAAAAAGCAGACCGGGCCGATGTGGTTTGAAGATGCCGACCGGCTGGCGCGTGAGGCGCTGTATTGCGCTCGGGACGTCACGGTTACGCTGCGCGTCGACAAGATGGTGCCAGAACTAGAGCCGGAAGAACGCGCGATTTGGCTGCACATCCACGACATGAATTGCCGCGGCATCCCGGTCGACCGCGACCTCATCCAAGGCGCCATCGGCATTTCCGAGGAAGCCCAAAGCGATCTGCGCGAGCGGATCCATGCCTATACAAACGGCGAAATCAAGTCGCTGAAATCGACGCAACAATTGAACGCATGGGCGGAAAAGTTCGGGATCAGTTTTCTGTCGTGGGCGAAGGACGACGTCGCCGACGCGCTCGCCAATCCGAAATTGCCTGAGCCGATTCGGGTCGTGGCGCTGGCGCGGCAAGAGGCGAGCAGGGGATCGGTCGCCAAGTTCGAAAAGGCGTCGGACATGGTGTCGGCGGATGGCACGCTAAAGCACCAATTGCTTTACGCCGGCACATCCACGCTGCGGCTGGCGGGGCGCGGTGTGCAACCGCTCAACCTGCCGCGGCCGAAGATCATGGCGGACCGGCAGGCGGCGCTTGCGGACATCAAAGCGGGCCGGCAGATCAAGGTGCCCGCGTGGAAGCTGGACTATGACCCCGAGCGTGCGCTTGACGCGATCCGCCGGGGCGATTTGGCGGCGTTACGAAACATCGGCGACCCCGAGGAAATCCTGTCCGACAACATCCGATCGATGATTCAGGCGCCGCCTGGCAAGCTGATCGCATCCCCGGACTTATCCGCGATCGAAGCGCGCGGCGTGTTTTGGCTGTCCGGCTGCGAAAAGGCGTTGGACGTTTACCGCCGCAACGGCGACTTGTACTGCGAATTCGCCAGCACGGTCGTCGGCTACAAGGTCAACAAAAAGGACCATCCGGAGATCCGACAGAACTACGGCAAGGTGCCAATTCTTTCGTGCGGATACGGTGCGGGCGCGTCCAAGGTGGCGATTACCAACAAGATCGACGAAGAAATCGCGATGACCGGCGTTCAGGCGTACCGGCGCGAATACAACGAAGTTTGCCAAGCGTGGCGTGATCTGGAAAACGCCGCCAAGTTGGCGATCTACACGCCCGGTCAGATGACGTCCGCCTGCAAGGAGCGGGTGCATTTCGTTTATCAGGGCGGGTGGTTGAAGATGCGCCGGCCGTCGGGAACGTGGATGTATCTTCCCGACGCCGGGATCGATCCTGACGAACGCATTTTTTACCACGCATGGACGAACGGCGGGTGGCGTGAGGAAACGATTTGGGGCGGGGTGATCATCAATTTCGTGGTGCAAGGGTTCTGCCGTGAATTGATGTTTTCCGCCGAAATGAAGCTGGCGCCGGATCCCCGGTTCGAACTGTTCCTGCAGTGCTACGATTCGTTGAGCGCATTGGTTGCTCAAGAGCGGGCGCAAGAATTGTGCGACTACATGATCGAAGTCATGACCACGCCTCCCGCTTGGGCGCCGGATTTCCCGCTCGCCGCCGAAGGCAAACCCAAAGACAGGTATTCGTGATGGACGCCACCAACCTGCCGCGCGACGGGCAGTTCATCTATCTATTGGTGAACAGTTTTAACCGAAAGGTGTACGTCGGTAAGACGACTAACATGCATCGGCGGTGTAAGCAGTATCAGTACGATATTCGTGAACGCAAGATTGGACACATCAACGACCATTTGGCGCGCGCCATGGAAAAATATGGCATCGACAATTTCAGCATGGTCCTGCTTGAGCAATGTCGCGACGCCGACCACCTGACCGAACGCGAGTTGTACTGGATCGATCGATATCGCGCGACGGAGCGGGATTTCGGCTACAACCTACGTCGCGACAGCCGCGAAGGCATGATCGCACACCCCGAGACGCGCGAACGGATTCGGAACACCTTACGCGCGCAATGGGCGCGGGGTGATCGAGCTGGGCACGCCGACAAACTCAAAGCGCGTTGGGCAAAGAATCCAGATCGACGTGCTGCGCAAGGCAAAATGTTCACCGGGTATCTGACCAAATACGAATACATCATGTTCCGTCCAGATGAGGACTATGTAGTCTGGTTTACTTATCGGCAGTTGGCGGAGCGCGGTTTTGCGTCGGTGATATCGAAGATGCACAGCGAGAAGAAAGACGTTGTCGAATTCAAGGGCGAATTCTTTCAGCGCGTGCCGATCGCAGAGGTTCCCGCACTAGTCGAAATCACTAACAGAATGATGAGTTGACCACATGACCAAATCCCCCAGCGAAAGCCAAATCCAAATCGCGTTCCATATGTGGTTCGAAGGCGTGCCGAACAAAATTCAACCAGCCAAGCGCCCCGGCGTGGTCGCATGGCACACCCCGAATGGCGAAGCACGCGACGGCTTCGCAGCGGCCCGGCTCAAAGCCATGGGCGTGCTGGCGGGCATCCCCGACTATCTGATTCTGTGGCAGGGATTATTTGCCATCGAGTTCAAGGCTCCGAAAGGTCGCATGTCACCGGCGCAACTCGATTTGCAACCTCAACTGATCAACGCCGGACTGTCTGCATACCTCGCCACGGACAGTTTGGACGCCGCCAAGGCGTTCTGCCGGCAACATCGGCTGACGCAACCCAATTCCTGAGTTTCGTGGTTGACAGTAAACCAGAAGTGTTATAGTAAACGGACAGTCAACCACTGGCACGGGGCACTTCATGCGAATCCTTCTGGTCAACAGCACCGACCCGACATTTCCGCCCGGCTTTGTCGTCGAACGTGCGTTCGACACCGCCGAGATGTTCGATTATCTCGAATCGTACAGCTTCGACACGATCGTTTTGGTCAACCCCACCGTGAAGGACATCACCGACCTTCGCACCCGTAAGGTCAAGATACCGGTCTTGGTGCTCTCCGACGCCGACCCGGTGCCGCACTTGGACGCCGGCGCCGATGATGTGGTGCACAGCCGTACGTCGCCCAGCGAATTGTCCAGCCGTATCCGAGCAATTGTACGCCGCGCCAACGGCAACGCCGGATCGACGCTGTCCGCCGGCGGGCTCACGATCGACATGAACAGCAACCGCGCTGACGTGTTCGGCGAACCGCTGCACGTCACCAACAAGGAATACGCCGTCCTTGAATTGCTGCTGATGCGGCGCGGGTCGATCATCACCAAGGCGCACATGCTGGCGTACCTGTATTCCGGCATGGACGAACCAGAAATCAAGATCATCGACGTGTTCATTTGCAAGATCCGCAAAAAGCTGACCGCGGCGGGTGTCGGCGACCTGATCGAAACGGTCTGGGGTCGCGGCTACATGATCCGGGCGGAAGCGCGGGTGCAATCGCCCGGATTGGCGCCGACGTTGCAAGAACTGGCGGAGGTATAACCGTGATGGTACACAATAAACCCTGCATCTGCCACGAACACCGGCCGGAATGCTATTGCGCACCGGCGGCGCCATTCAACCGTCGCGAACTGCGCATCCTGATCGGATCCGGCATCGTCGCGTTGTGTCTGTTGCTTGGCGTAGCGCTCGCCAAGGCCGAACCCATGCGCGCCAGCTACTACGGCTCCGAATCGGGAACACGCACCGCGTCGGGCGCACGGTTCGTGCCGTCGGCGATGACCGCGGCGGCACCGGACGCTGCCGTTCGGGACGAAATTGCGCGTGTGCCTGCGGGGATGCGTGGTTGTGACCATTACGGACCGCGGCCCGTTCATCAAGGGTCGGCACCTGGATTTGTCCAGCGGGGCGGCTCGGGTGATCGGGCTGACGTCGGCGGGCGTGGCTGTGATCAGCGTGGAGAGGATGTAGCCATGGCTTTACGTGCTCATGAGTTGTTCGATTTCGTTTCTCGGTTTCGAAGTGAGCAAGCGATACTTGCCGCTAAAGATATTGCACGTTCTCAGGTCGTTTCGTTCGACATCACGGATCAAAATTATCCAACATTTTCGAAAGTATTCGAGATCGTTAAGAAGCGGTGGGGTAGCGGACCACTTCATCTTCCGTTCGATCCTGTGCTCGTGCAGGCGACTCGCGACGACGTCGAGCACACATGGGCGCTTTGTTCAACTGTGGATGAACAATTCAGAATGCGGATGTTCAGGTTTACAGAGGGCGAATTCCTCGCGGCAATATACGACGTGATCGTCTGTTCGTCAGGTTCCGTGCGTGGCGTGATGGTCAACTTGGAGGTTGGTACTACGGCGCCGATTCAGGAACAGGCGTCCGCAGACCTGATTGTGACGCTTTCCATGATTGTGCTTTCTGGGTTTGAGATGATGAACTACAAGGGTGTTGTAGTTCAGGACTACACGCCTTCTGAAACTGTGAACAATAGGCGTTCGAAAGAGCGCAAGACTCCGTTTTTCGCTTGTCGTACCCTGACGATCGATCCGGAAAAAGTCAGACTTCCGCGAGTTAATAGGGGTGGTACTCACGCATCCCCGGCGGCGCATTGGCGCCGGGGTCATACTCGCCAGTATAAGAGCGGCAAGGTCGTACACATTGAGCCGATGTTTGAACGCGTGCAATTTTGCACACTGCCACCAGAAGGTTTGGCGCAAATGCCCGCTTTTAATATTGACAGGATTATATGCCTAGAGCAGCATGCCGCCACCAGAAACAACGGAAAGGTGCCATGCTATGCCAAATGAACAGATCGACCGTACAGCCCGCGCCTCCGATACGCTTGATGGGGCGGCCCGCGCCGTCCTGGTCCTGCAATCGGAGGTCCAGCGGTTGACCGAATCAGCCGAGCGCGTGCGCCTGGTCGCCGACGCCTTGGCGGTCCAGACTGGGGTTGTCCAAACCCCGCGAACGGATGACCGCCTCAAGTCGGGTTAGGATGTCTGCCGCAGCGCCTTTTATCGGCCGGTCGTCGATCAAATTTCCGGTTTCCATGGCGTCCAGCAAGATTGCGCAGCACCCGATGACGTGCCCGAGGTGGTGAACGCCGCTGTCGGGCGCGTTTTCTTCGCCGTCCAAGAAGTCGGCAAGGTGCCGCTGCGCCGCGGCGATATAGGTCCGTGCTGGTACTTTCTTTTCCCGCCAGTTGTACGGACCGTATTTCGCCGCGCCGTCCATCATGGCATGCGCGCCATGGATCAGCCCGGCCGGCGGCAACAGCGACAGATCGACTTTCCGCGCGCCGACAAGCGTTTTTGGGTTGACGTCGTCTGTCACCGCGGCTGTTCCTGCATCGGCGGGAGATCCTTGCCCGGCCGCGGACGCGGCTTCGGCTTGGGCTTACACTTGCCAATTTCGACCACCGGTGCGATTTTGGGCTTTGCCGATGCATGCAAATTCGCATATTCACGGTCAGTTGTCGGCCAATCCGATGACATCGGTCAGTTTCCTTTCGGCATAAGCGCCGCGATCGTGAGCGGGATCAGCAGCGATACGATCAAAATTGCCAGAAATGCGCGGTCGGCGCTGGTCATGTCGCCACCATTTCCGGGGTCAGGATCGCCGACCCGACGAACCCGAACCGCTTCGAATAGGTGATGACCTTGGCGGACCGGCCGGACAGCCACCCGCCATTGGCGGCGTAGGCATCGGGCGCGGCGAGCGTTTCGTGACGTTCGACCTTCATCAGGTTGGTCGATTTCAGTTCGTCGGAATGCAGGTGCCCGATATGGGCGTAGCTGTATTTCGTCCGACCGTAGGTCTCGCGAAATTTACCGGCGAACACTGAATCGACATTGTTGATGTTGCGGCGGTGCCCGTGGTGGTAAAATAAGGAAGTCTCACCGAATTCGAAAACGTAGTAGGTGCTGGCGGATGAATCGACCGTCACCCGCGGCTCGTTTTCAAAGAACGCAGCGAACATTTCGCGCAGCCACGCGCCGCCGGCCGGATCGTGGTTGGCGTCGCACATGACGATATGAACGCGATCGTGCTTTTCCAGAAGCATCCGCACGATCTGACGCATCGTCCGGATCACCACGCGAATGATCTTTTGCAACCGGCTGTCGGCGTCCAGGACGTGCGCGTTCGTGGGTGTGACGGACAGGTGCGAATCGTGGTGCAGCAAGTCGCCGAGCTGGCAAAGGACTGCGGTCCCGGCGTCGGGCGATTGCTTGATCGCCGCGGCAAACCAATCCAAAAGCAATTTCTCGGCGATTTTCAGATCGTAATCGGCGCCGGTTTCCTCTTTCCACGACAACATGCCGAAATGCAGATCGGTCACGGTGTATTGGTTCAGCAGATCCGCGTTGCACCCGGCAGGAGCCGGGACCGGCTCGGCGCGCGGGATTTCCTCTTTGAGCGCTTCGACCACGGCGCGCATCGCCGCGTCCTGCTCGGCGGCATCTTCCCGCGTCTTGATCCACTTCTGAATTGTCCGCCCGTCGGCGTCGACCAGCACCGAAACACCTTTGATCAGGTGCCCGGCCGGCATGTCGAATTCCGGCCCGCGTTCCGGACGTTCCTGAATATGCTGCCCGCCATCCGGCGCAGTGCTGATCCTGGAGATTTCAAAGCCGGGCTTCGCCGGCGGCATGTCTAGGGTCATGCCGCGCCGGGACGCCGTCGCCAAACGACCTTGCAGCGTGCATCGTGGGATGTTCAGCGCTTCGGCAGCGGCGGATTGGTTGCCGCCGTGCGCCTTGAGCGTATCGACGGCTTGCTGTGCCAATTCATCGGAAAGGGGGCGCGGCGCCATCAGTTCGACTGCCGACCGTTGAAGATTTCATCGATCCGCCGGCCGACCTGGTGAATGGCCTCGAGGATTCGACCTTCCGACGCTTCATGCGTGGACTTCGAAACGTATTTCTCGGCGACGTTGATCTGATGACTGACCAACTCTTGCCGCACCTGCGAGACTTCCATTTTGGTTTGTGCAAGCGAGACGTTGAGATTTTCGGCTTGTTCCTTAGCGTTTGCGGCCACAGTGTTCGCCTTATTGACGACCAGGGTTGTTCGGACGATCGCGCCAACGACCGTCACCACGAATATTGCCATCGCGGACAGGGTGGGCCATTCGAAGGTCATCGCTTACCACCATGAATCGGGGTGGCCGGTGTATCGTTCGTCGTCATGCTGACCCTCGCTGCAGGGTTGGGGTGATAGGGTCGGCCGGATGTCTCACCACCTGGTCGGCCCGCTTCGTTTCAGGTGGTCCGCCGCCACCAAAATTTCCAAAGCTCTTGTCCGACAATGAACAAGAGCACCGATACAATCGCTATCATCGCAAGTCGCCGTACCATGCAAGAAACCGGTTGCCGCAGTTGCGCAGGACGACGTTGCGAATTCGGTCTTTCTTCCACAGCGATTCGACGTCGGCGCGCGTCAGTGCGCGGCGCGGCACGTCGACCACGGCGGATCCATTGAAACAAACCTGAATATCCGCCGGGACCGGCGGCAGCGAGACAGACGTTTTTACGCTACCGGATGGACCGCACGCGGTCAGCAGCAGCAGCGTCGAAACACTCGCCAGCATTAGGAGGCGTTTCACTTGCTTTCCTTTTCAGTTCGGAAATCTGTTCGGCGTCGGCGATGGCGCGCTTTGCTTCGCGCTCCGCTGCGGCGTTAGTCAGCGCGATCCGCGCCTTGAGCGCGTTCACTTCGGCGGCGGTTTCCTCCGCTACACGGCGCTGGTAAGCGTTCTTGTCGATCTGCATGTAGGCGAACCCCGCGCCAAGGATGACGACAGCGGTGACCGCGACTTTCCAGTTCTTGGCGAACCACGCGACGGCGCCGAGCGCGACCACGGCGAGAAATACGACCAGGATCAGCGCGAAATTTCCGCCGATATAGGACAGCAGCCACATCAGCGTTTCCTCGCCGCCAGCCACAGGAACAGCCCCACGAACACAGCGAGCATGATGTAAAGCCCGGTCGGGTCGTACATCATCGGAGTGTCACCAGAAAAATGACAACGAGAACACCCAGTGTCGCTAGGCCAACGGGGTCGATACTGATCATTTCTGCCACCATCGCTTTTTAACGACCTGGTTGGGCGTCGGTGCGGGCGGCTCGGGCAGGGTGGCGGCGATCGACTTCGCCGACGGTTTGTTCTCCGCCAGACCCGCCAAGCACATCTTGCGTTCCGCCGCGCGCCGGTTGGTCAGACCCTTGACCACGCGCCCGCCGGCCCGATTCCACGCCATCAGCGCGTCACAGCCGCCGCGGATGTCGCCGGCGTTCATCTTGCGGACCACCGTGGATTTGCACGCGCCGGCCGAACCGACGTTGTAGGCAAACGTCACCAGCGCGGCGCGCGTGGCGTCCGGCAATTCACGGGTGATGCATTGGCCAATTTCGGCATCGTATCGACGCAGCTTGACGGCGAGCAGATCGGCCCAATATTTTTCGGAATGCGTCTCACCGACCTTGACGTTTTCGGTTTCGCCGTAGCCGCCGGTCGGCGGATGGCCGGTGCCGATCCAGTCGATTTTGACCGTCGGCCAATAGCCTTCGTATGCCTTGGTCGCCGGCAGCGCCATGGCGATTGCGGCGGCGGTCGCGACGGTGATGGTTGTTTTGTGACCGTTTTTCATTGGTCATCACCATCGTCAGGAGTTGCTTGCTTGATGAGCCGCAGCGGGATCAGCACGACGTTTGCGAACACGGTGACGGCGAACAGCAGCCACGGATTGAACACGTCGACGAAAAATGAAGCGCACCCGGCGATCGATCCGAACACCGCAATTGCCAGCGATATCCGGATCGACCAAAGCCGGTGCAGTTCGTTTTTCCAGTTGGGGATCATGTGCAATGACATGCGCAAAACCTAACTGGTTTATTGTAAACTTTCGGTTAGTGCCTGCGGCACTACGCGTAAGTCAGTTTCTCCTCCGGCGTCGCCGTGATCGCATTGATCAGGCTGAGATTGGTAGTCTGGTCGTTGGTTGCGATCGGAGCGTCCGTGAAATCGACACCGATGATCGTGCCGGACGGGACGCTTGGCCACACCCAGAACGGATTGCCGACGCCGGGGTGCGACTTTGCCAAGATCGCGGCAGCAGTCAGATTTGGGGTGGTCCAGCTACGAATGACGGTTTCGCCGTTCACTTGTTCTTCGCAAATCAATTTAGCCATGCTCATATCCTTCGTTTCCTTAGAGTGAAGTTACAATGACGTCCAGACGTGAAGCGTCCGTGAGGACTCCCGCAATATTTCTTGTCTCCACGACACAGTAATCGGTCGTGTTTTCGATCGTTTTGCATTCGACGCTGTCGCGAACGTAAACGAACGACCCGGCCGGGATCGGGTTCAAATACATGAACATGATGTGCCCGACGTCGAGATAGAGCGCGGCGAGGATGTTGTAAGACTTGCCGATCGCCGCGACATCGCCGTCTCTGACGACCACGCCAAACGCCGCCGCGGTCGTGTCTGGTTTCGTTGAAATCGAATCTACCATGGACTTGAAGCCTTAATGCACGCTCAGTGTTACGCCATAAATCGGGATGTTCTTGTTATTTAGCGTCTTGACGCGCGCGGCACATGACGTGCCGCCAGTGGTCGCCTGGTCGACTGTCTCGGCAACTTTGTTCCCGCCCTGACCATAGGACGTGACGGCGGACAGCGATGCTGCGGTCCAAGTCGTGCCGCCGTTGCATGTCACTTCGACGGTCAAATCGGTGTTCAGCGTCGGCACTGCTGTGTTGTCGAATTCGATCAGCACGCGGCCATTGCTGACCGTAGCGTCGGCGGTCTGCGCAGCCGTCACTAGGGTCATGTTGTTGTATGTGGTAGAGCCAGCGGCGATTTTGAATTCGAACTCCTCATAGGAGGCGTCGGTCCCGGTCGTCGATCCAACCTTCGTCATGCGCAGGTAGGTTGCTCCAGATGCCGGCCACCCGGTAACAGATTGCGTCTGCGTCGCAGAACTCCATGTAAAGGTGTTCCCATCTGTCCACGTCGTTCCGTCGTTTGACCACTGCCATTTCCATGAGCCATTACTAAGTGACCTATCAGCATAAATTTTCACTTCATCAATGTACTTTGCCGACCCAAAGTAGAACTGAAAATAGTTCCCATCGACGAAGGAAGGGGCTCCGTTCGTTACGTAGGCGTTTGTAGTGTTGGCGGCGGCGCTTCCGTCGACAAGAGACGTCGCTGTCGATCCCCCATAACCAAATATTGCAGGAACTGACGCGGTCACAGTTATCGATCCAGTCCGCGCCCCCGTTCCACCGGCATTTGCATATGACGTCGATGGAACCGTTTGAGATGGCGAAACCTTGCCGTTCGAAGCCGCGAATGACGTATCGACGTTCGATGATGACCCTGTATTGATACCGCGCAGCGCGTCGGACGAAGCCTTGAACCCCGTGGCGAATAGGTTCACGCCCTTTCGGATATCGCCAAGCATTTTCGACTGATAAATTCTGTCGATGAGCACATTCTGGCGTTCGTCGGCGGTCGCGCCGCTTCCGCCACCCCCCGTCTGAGTAATCCACGTCCCGCCCGCGCCGAGCACTTTACCAGCGGCAGCGTCGCCGGCGCCCGGCGCAGGAACAAGACCCTTCGTACCGCCGGATCCTGAGTCGCCAACCACGGTGTTCAGCAGTGCAGTTGCTTGCGTGGCGGTCAGCGCTTCAACGTTGCCGGTGCTCGCGGTCGTGCGCCCGAGGAACGTGGCGGTCGCCACGGTCGCCATCATCCCGAGCGTGACCTTGTTGGCACCGATCGTCGTAGCAAACGACCCCGTGCCTGATCCGGTGATATCTCCGGTCAGGGTGATGGTCTGGTCGCCGGTATTTGTGCCGGAATGCGTACCGCCGTTGATCGTCGGATTGCCGCCGAGCGTGATGGTCCGATCGGCGTTGCCCAGCACCCACGAAATAGTATGGTTTGCGGTGAGAACTTCCGAGCTGGCGAATTTCAGGTCGAACGCAGCGCCGGTTGAGCGGATACCGAGACTGGTCAGGGCGTCGTGCGTGCCGCCCGTCATCGCAGCGTTGTTTGCAAACACCAGTGCGCCGGAGCCGGTTTCGTCCGAAATGACGCCGGCCAGTTCCGCCGAAGTCGTCGCGGCGAACGCGGACAGCTTATTGGCAACATACGCGACCGTTCCGCCTGCGCCGAGCGCAACGCTACTGCCGTCCGTTCCGGTGAGCGTGAGTGTGCTGTTTACTGTCAACGTCTTGCCGGAGCCGAACGTCAGCGTGCCCGTTCCGGAAGTCAAGGTGTTGCCGTTATAGGTCTTATTCGTCAGAGCCTGCGTATCGGTCGTGCCGACCACTGTGCCAGTCGGCAGCGCCTTACCACTGTCCTGAATCAGCTTTCCGGACGTGCCGTTAAATGTGGCGATATTCGCCGACGTGGCGGACGCCGGGCCGACCACAGCGCCGTCGATATTGACCTGGATAACGTCCCAATTCGCGCCGACAGCAGCTTGTGTACCGGCCGACGTACTGTCAACCGTGCAAATCAAAATATCGCCGGCCTCAACAACCGTTCCGCTCGCACCACCAATCTTGCCGGCGACAGACACGCGATAGGTCGCGCCCGCATCGGCCGCGGGATAATTCGGGTTCGCCGAGCAATCAATCGTGCCTTTGAACAGCATGACGTCCAGCGCGGCAACCCGAGCCGCCACATAGCTCACGATCGCCTTTTGCGACGCAACTCGCGTATCGCTGTTCGCCGCCAGCGTGCCGTCGGTGTCCACGACGTTCGTGGCGAACATCGCCGTCGTCAGGTTCGTAATCGTGTTGTTCGCGGCGTCAACCGACTTGTTGGTCAACGTCTCGGCGCCGGCGCGCGTTGCGAGCGTGCCCGTCGTCGGGAACGTGACGGTCGTAGTGCCAGACATCGTGAAGGTCGAACCATACGCGCCGACCGTGGTCAACGCACCAGCAAGCGTCACGTCGCCAGCGAGCGAAACAGCACGGTTTGCGTCGCCAACCGTCAACAAAATCATGCGGTCCGCAGTCAACGCTTCGGCGGTCGCCAATTTCAGATCCTTGGTTGCGCCAGTCGAACGAATGCCGAGACTGGTCACGGCGTCGTGCGTGCCGCCGGTAATTGCCGGAGCGCTCAGCGCAGCGTTCGTTGCACGCGCGACCGCTCCGGACCCTGTATAACCTTCGGACAGATTGGCAACGCTCGGCTGTGCGTGTAGCAGATTGCCCGACGTGTCCATTCCGGTGACGAAGTGGTTCGATACCGGAACGAGCGAATATACGCCGCCAAGCGAAATCGTCGTCGGCGCAGGCACGGACGAAATGATCTTGAAGCGCTTACCGTCCGCGGAGATAATGCACGCCAGACCGTCGTCGGGAGTCGTGACATCTGCAACATCCTGCAGATAGGTCACGCCGTTCGTTTTCAGCACGACGACAAGTTGACCAGCAAGGTTCGTGGTCTGGATTTCCGCGACGTTGGCAAGCACCTGCGGCACGCGGGCTTTCGCCCAGCTGATCAAGTCCGATTTGCTTACGTTCGTTGTACCGGCGAGACCGCCGACCTGTTCAACGGGGTTCGCGGTCATGTTTTTCGATATCCATAAAGCGATACACGCCCAGCGGCAAAATTGCCGGAGCTAGGTGTAATACCTAATGCTGATATTGGGGTCGCAGAAGTATAGAAGCCGGTTCCATTTACGTTGATGGTGTCAAGGTTCGTGGCGATGTAATTGATATCCCACTGCAAAAGCGTATAATCGCTGCTGTCCGGATTACTAAATCTCATTGTTCCAGACATCGATTTTCCAGCGGAATTACCGAGTGCCTGACTTCCTCCGGGTGAGACCAACAGACTGATATTTGACGCACTTCCTGTACTTCGTGCAGTTACTCCACCACCAACTAATATGCAGGATGACCACCGATAATCGGACGTTCCAGAGTGGTCGACTTGACTACCTATCGGACCCGTTGAGACGATTGCTCGGATATCAACATCGTTAGTGTTTGTTTTGATACTCGAAAACCGAACTTCAAAGTCGTCGTAAACATCTGTCTGCGGGATCTGGATTCGATAGAAAGTCCCTGACACAATTCCAGTTGACAACAACACCAGTGCGTTGTTTACCGCGTCCCACGATGTCCCAGTGAAAGTAATCGCCTTTAACAGCGATTTGTCGTAGACAGTGTCGCCAGCGACCGGCGCGATGATGGTGTACGATCCGGCGGTGAGGCATGTTGCCAGTTTGCCGGCATTGCCCGCCCATGATCCGGTAGGGCTCGGGCCGATAATGTAGCTGACCCCCGCGCTCGGCGAAGCCGGCGGCGCATTGGTCGTCTGATTTTCAACCTTGATGACGGACGATGCGTTCGCGCCGAGAATATTCTGCAGCGTTACGCTGTTCGCACCGAGTGCAACCGACCCGACACCCGCTGTCCACGCGCCGGACGTATTACGGTGATAGACGGTCGTTTCATCTTCAACATAGAGAAAACGGCCGATCGGCGAGACCGCGAAGCGCCATCCGGCTGCGGTGAAAATTCCGATCTTGCCGTCCTTACCTGCCCAATCGGCGCCAGTCGCCGCTGTCGGGATCAAATAGCGATCACCAACCGATGGGCTCGCCGGCTGCGCGGTCGTGCCGCGGGTTAGAACCGAATACGGCGGGACGATCGTGCCGGACTTGAATCGCTTGTTGTCGAACGACACAAGGCACGTCACGCCGTCGTGCGTGGTCGTGCTATCGGTGCTGTCATAGGCAAATAGGGTGGAATTCTGAATCAGGTAAAGCGGGACAACACCGGACGTCGGATCGGCTGCAACCAAAGCCTGCGCATCTTCTGTCGCACCGAGCGCGTAGGCAAACCGCCGCTCGCACATCGCGCGAATCAACGCCGCATCGGCGTTCGATCCGGCAGGCAACGCCGCAACAGCTTCATGGTTGACTGACATTTACGCGGAACTCCAAGGTTTATTGTCAACCATTCGTGTTAATATTGGCTAAAACGAATTCCTGTTCGTCGATTTCCGGGTTCCAGTATTCGACAGATGGGTCGTACCGCGTGAGCGCGAGCGCCAGCGTCGTGCAGTCGTCGGCAAATCCGACCGCCGTGACCATGTACGCGCCATTCGCCTTTGCGAACAATACGCTGTCGAAATTGACGACTTGACCGACCAACTCCTCCTGCGCGTTGACTGCAGCGATTGCCATCAGACGAACGTCGACCGTGCAGGTGATCGTGCCGTTCAGTCGGGTGGACAGCAAAAACGCCTTTTGAAGCCGCTGCGCGCGTCGGTGATCTGTGGTATAATTGAGCGCGAGCGTTGCCTGCAGGGTTTGGCCGTCGGTCGCGGCGAGGTCGGTGCGGTTCAGGATCGGGCCGTCGACCACCTGATATTCCTGGTCCGGCACAACGAACCGAACCTGCAGCCGGTTGACCCGATCGACCTTCTGCTTTGCTGCCTGGTAGGTAATTCCCCCGGCGACGATCCGATCGTGAATTGTCGCGATGGCTGTTTTCGGCCGCGCCGATTCGATCCACACGCTACCACCGCTTTCCAGCAACATTGCGCGGTTTGCAGTCAACAAGTCCTGCATGACGTTGTAGGGCTGCTGGTTGAGTATGATCACGCCGTCGATTGTGTTACGGCGGATCATTGTGCCGTCTTTGCATCCGATCAGATCATCATCGTAATTGGCCGAGTCGATTGTTTTGTCCCAGCGGATTTTCGACATTGGAATTTTTCCGCCGAACGAGCGAGTCAAATACCAAGTCTGCACCAGCGTCGCGTTGTTGGTAAATTTCCAGGTACTTTCGTCTGACATGTTTTGTGTCGGGTCGCGCGGGTCGTAGCAGACGGCACCGGCGACCACAGCATAGGTGCTCGGGCGAGCGACTTGACCCCATAGCGCGGTAAACGCGGCTTGCGTGGTCGCGCTATTGTCGGTGCCGCCGTAGCTGAATTCGTAGGTAATCGTGGCGTTTCCGCGCTGCCGGAATTCAGCGCCGACGTTCGGGTAACGTGCAAGAATCAATGGATCCGCCGCTTGGTCGGTCGCACCATATCGAACCGAAACGCGAAGATTCGACGGGTAATCCGGTTGATCGATTGTAGAAATCGGTAATATAATTCCGGGTGAGATAGCGGAAAAGCTCAATTTGTTCGTACCAACGTATATTGCTTGCACGCTGGAAATCTTGCCGTAGTTGATCAAAACCCCCATGGTCAGGTACGGAGCCGTCACCTGTTCGAAGAACAGCGCGCCGCCGACATAGGCCGTTCCGACAATTACGCGCTTGTAAGGAATCGCCTGCCGTTCGGTGACTTGCGCGCCTTTGAGCGGTGAAATATCGCTAATGCTACCGTAGTCACCGGTTGACCCGCCGCTGGTCAGACTGTCCCCTTTGGATGGCTGCAACAGTGATGACACCATTGAAACGCCGACCGACAATGCGACGGAGGCTGCGGCGAGTGCGACGTAACCAACAACCGCCGCAGCCGTTGTGCTTGCTGCAACACCGAAAAATCCGAACACAGCCAAACCAATCGACACCGGTTCGTGACAAGCCCGATCCAGCGACACGCGCGGACCGGCCTGCGCAAGCAGCGCATCCGGCAACACTGACCACGCACACGCAACGTTCTCGGCGCGCAGCGCGGTGAACCCGCCTTCGTTGCGGCCGACGAACCACCCGCGCGCCCGGCAAATCACCGTGGCAAGGACCAGCACGTCCTTGGTGCCGCGACGTCGGACCGATAGTCCGGTTTCCTCATCGATGTCCGTAACCCAGCACGGAATGGTGGTGGGCGTCCATGCCAATCCAGCATCGCCCGGTTGGGCAAGGTCGGGGCGAATGCGCCGCCACCGGTGCCGGCGAGCGATGCCCTTCAACTGCCCGAGCAGGCCGGCGCGGCCGGTGACACGCATCGACCCGCGTCGCGTCTTGTAGCGTCCGCGGACCTTTGCGGCTGGATCATAGCCGAGCACATCGCGATGAATATTCGCCACCCACAGCGCGCAATCGTCCACGCCCCACTGCATGGCAGTTTCCGCCGACGCATCCTGCGCGGCTGCGATGGCGCTGGAAAATTGTTCACGTTTGCTCACACCGGAGTCCACTGCAAATTGGAATTGACCAGGGTCGGGATCATGTCCATCCCGGTGTCATCGGGGTAAACCGACTTTTGATTTTCCGGTGTCCACGCTTCCTCAATCGCTCGAGCTAGTGTGTAAAATCCGGCGTGTGCGGTGATTTCGACAGTGCATGTGCCGTCGGAGTCGACCTTGAATGTCTGATAATCCAGCGACGAATCGATCAGTTTGTAGGGGTCCGGAATAATCGTGCCGTCGTAGTTGAGGCAGTACAGCCACACCGAACCGTTGCGGTTCAGCACGTCGTCCGACAATCCCTCAACGATGGCGGTGTCTACGCCGCTGATCGAAAAGGTGATGTCTTGGACAGCGATATCGGACGTGTGCTTGATTGGCGTGATTTTGCCGAACGTGCCGACGCCGGCCCACATGTGCCCGTTCCAATCGATCGATCCGACACCAGAATGGAAATAGCCGGTGCCGTCCGGATGATCGATCGCCACGAAAAACCCGCGCGGGCTGTCGTCCTGCATCGCCGCGGCCATTCGTGCGGTCATTAACGTCATGGCACCATGTCCAACGCTTCGACCAACGAGCCGCCGGTCGTGCCAAACTGTCCGCCGGTTTGTTCGATCTTGAACTGTGAATCGTCCGCCATCCGAAAGACGCTGGACGCGAGCCGCAGCGATACGGTGTCGCCGGCCGCGACGGCCTGCCGCAGCGCGGGTTCGATCGTGATGCCGACCTGTCCGGATGAATTGGTGTCGCCGCCGAGTGTTGCTTTGTACAGGTGCGGAAAATCGGCGCGGATACCGTTCGGCCGAATCTCGAGCAAATCGCCGGCGCGTAGGGCGTTCGGCAGCGACGCGGGCAAACCGCTCAGTACCAAATAGCGCGTGCCCTTGTTCGCGGCGGTCGCGATCTGGATTTCCGGCGGCAGATAGCCGGACGCAAAGCCGGTGCCATCCGTGAAGGTCGTTCCGTCGGTGAACGTGGAGCGGGTCGCCGCAAGATGGCGATCGTACCATGGGCGCTGCCGCAACGAGTTCGTCACCCTGACCAGCCCGGCTCGGCCGCGCAGCCTGGTAAAAAATACTTCCAAATCTTGCAACACCGGATCTGGGATTGATGGCTTGAACGAAATGTCGGTTAGCCACAGTTGCGTGTGCGGACCGGACGGTTTTCCGGTCGTGCCTGCCCATGACGTCGGCGCCGATTGGTTGATCGATCGCAAGTCGAACGACTGCGACACGATCAGATTGTCGTACCATTCCGCCGGAAATTCATAAATTGGCAGGGTCATCGCGACGCCCTCAAATATCCGGGGGAGGTCGACTTGGTCTGCGAAATCGCGGCCACAGCTTCGCGCACGGCTTGATCTTTGGTGCGGGCCATCTCTTGCCGCATACGCGATTCGCTACCGGGGTCGGCGTTGTTGAAGGTGTTGTTTTGTACGATCGTGACGGCCGGGGCGGTGTTGCTGTTCGCTGCTGTCATCCGACCGAACGCAGGCGCCGGCGCGACCAGTCCGCCGTCCGCATACCCGCGCAGGCTATTCAGCGCGCCAACGCCAATTCGACGCGTAGTCGCGGCGTCGATGACGTATTCGCCGCGGTGAACGATGCCGGCCGGCTCGTATTTGCCGCCGTTGCCGGTATAGCCGCCGCCGGCGAAACCGATTTTCGGCATGGCGTCGTAAGGATTGGCTTGCGACCATACGCTGCCACCGAACAGCCCGCCCAAAAGGCTGCTGCCAAGGCTCCCTAAAGCCTTTTGCCAAAGCCCGTCGACCGCCATTTTCATCAACTTGTCGGAAATCGAGCCGAGCGCGGACAGGCCGGCGTTGGCGAACGCTTTCCACACACCCTGACCATTGCGTAGGTTTTGGTTGAACGACTGCATCAACGATTGCGTGGTGTCGTAGGCGAACCGCAGATTGTCCACGCGCTGCGCAGCCTGCCCGAGCGCTTCGGCTTCACGCTGAATTTCGGCGATGTTGCCGGGTTCTAACAGTTGATGGTCGCGCTTGGCTTGGTTCAGTCTGTTTTGCACCGCAGTGTATTCCGCAGTGGCACCCGCCGACATGCCAATTGTCGCCAGTTCGGTGCCGTAGGCGTCCGTCTGCGCTTTCAATTGCATCGTGCCGAGCGCTTGCTGGCGAGCGAGTTCTTTCAAGCTGGCGGCTTCTGCCGTGCTGATGCTGACGCCGGACAGCCGCGCTTGCTGGATCTGCAATTCAACGGCGCGCACCGACTGCTGCACCGTGGCAGTTTGCCCGAGAATGCCGATCCGCTGTTGTTCAAGCGCGATCTGGCGCTGTAGGGCTTGGGGGTCGACCGTGCCTTTACCGCCGAAATTTTCCGTGCCGGTTGACGACGCGCCGACAGTTATCCGGGTCGGAGCGGCAGCGGACGGCGCACCCGCCATCGCGCGGGTGAAGTCGCCGGCCTTGCCGATTAGCTTGTCGATCCAATCGTATGCGCTAAGGGTCCAGTCCTTCATTTTGTTGGATACGGACGTGGTCGCGCTATTCCACTTTTCGTCAAATTCACGCGCCCGCGCGACCAGTTGTCCAGCGGCGCTATTGTTGAATTTCTCTGCTTCGGCGACGGCCTTTTTAATCCCGGCGGCGCCGGAATCGAGCAACCGCACCCATTCCATGGTCGGCGGCAAACCCATCTGCTGCAACAACTGCAATTTTTGCTGGTAACTGCCCGCGTTCTTGATCAGTTCAGCGGCGGTGCTGAGATAGCCGGTAAAGTCGGACGCGCTCTTGCCGTTCGCGCGCATCACGTCCGCCAGCCCGCCCATATTGTTCTTGGCCTGGTAAACCTGCGCGCTGAAACTGGACATGCCCTTGGCGAAATCGTCGCCGCTGATTCCCTTGATGGACGCCGCAGTCTGCAGTGCGCGCATCATGCCGATCGTCGTGCCGGCTGAACGGCTCAAATCGTCCAGTGCGAGCAAATCGGCTTTTAGCGACGAATACATATAGTAGCCGGCGACACCGACACCGGTCACACCAGCCGCCAGTAGCCGCATCGGGGTGATCACCGACGCGATGCCTGAACCGATTTGTTTCAGCGCACCACCGACCGTGCCGGTCTTGGACGATGAAAAGATGTCCGCGACTTGCGTGCCTTGCTGCGCCAGCACTATGAACGGCGACTGACCGGACACCAGCGAAACGCCGACGTCCTGGATTTGTCGGCCCAAATTGATCATTTCGAACCGGGCGAGCTGGCCGGTCTTTTGAAATTGCTGCAGCGCCTTGCCGGATTTCGCCGAAGCGTTTTCCAGGTTCGCGGCGGCGCGTGCGGCCGGTGTTGCCGACGCCGAGAATTCGTCAAGCGCACGCTTCGCAGCGGTCGCGCCGCTGCTATCGATCGATAAACCAAGGCGGGCAATATCGGTCATGACGAAAACCAACTCCGGAACAATTCAGGCGTCAGAGGCGCCTTACTGGTCGGCTCCGAACCGAAAACCGCTTCCAAAATCGTTTTGGCGAACCGATACCGACTGTTCAGCGCCATTTCGATTTCGACCAAAAGCGTTTCCAGCGTTTGTTCCGAGGTCCAGCCCAGCACACCCATTCCGTCAGCGTGGAGTCGATCCAGCCATTCGGAATGGGTTAGGATTCCCCCGTGTCGTCGCCCTCCGCGCCGGGCGGCAGCAAGTCCGGATCACGCCCGCCGTTTTTGAGCGACTTCACGAACTTGGTGAGCGGTTCGTTCAAATCGTCCAGACCGACGTCGAACACCTTCGCTTCGACGTCCTCGGGCTTCTTGCCAAGCCCGGCCGCGACCAGCGCGACGTAGGTGGCGAAGTCCTGCGCGACCAGCCGTTGCAACTGATCGAAATACGATCCGCACGTCGCGTTGACCCGCTTGGCTGCGGCAAGGCTGGTGCGGAGAGTGCCGATACCGGGAACGTCTACGGTATACCCGCTCACAGCGTCACCCCGAGAACGTGCGGTTTGATGTCCAGCACGGTCGTCGACAGCGCGGCTCCGATAATGATCACGTCGTCACCCGTGGTCAGATCGGCTTGCGGACAGATCGCGCCGGCGATGTTGGCGACGGCATAGGTGGTGCCCTTGACCAAGGTTGCGCCGATCGTCACCTGACCGAGCTTGGCGACAGTGACGGGCTGACCGGTCGACGCGGCGTTGAGCGCGACGCCATAGAAGTCCTTGGCGCCGGCGAGGTTGGCGTCGGACAGCTTGAACAAGCCGGTCGCGGCTTCCTTGTAGACCGGTTGGCCCTGAGTGATCGCGACGCCGGCGGTGCCGGTTTCCAGGGTCGCGGTGCCGCCCGCAAGGACGTTCGCTGCGGTAATGGTGAGATTTGCCATGGCTTACACCGTCACAATGTTGGAGTTCAGTTCGAGGTTGACCGACAGCATCAGGATGGTGTTGGCCTCGCCGCCGGCGGTTTCGGTGCTGGTCGCCAGCGCGATGAAATAGTCGGTCGTGCCGTTCTGCCACGCGATCTTAAAAGCGTAGTTCGACTTGTTGCCGCCCGCCGCCGCGGCGCGCACGGCGATCTGCCCGGCATCGCTGGTGATGATCGCGAATTCGTTCTGCATCGAACCGGCGTTCGACGTGCCCTTTTGCTTGAGGTCGCGACCGCGGTTGATCAGGCTGGTGGTGATCACCTGCGCCGAGTCACCGATCTTGCCGGCCGATTTCCAACCGTCGATTTCGGTCCACGATTGACCGGAATAGTCGGACGCGACGAAGTCCGTCGCCTTGTCGGCGAGCACGCCGCCGATGTAAATTTTGCTGCCTGCTACGGGATAAAGCGCCACGGTTGGACTCCTTTACTTTACAAAAGCCCGGTAGCGAATCGATACCGGCGTGCGGGTGGTTGCGTTGTCGTTGTCGGGAAACAGCGGCGCGATCGACGGCGTGTCATAAATCGCGCAGTTGGCGAGTTGCAGGTTGCGCGGAAACCACGCGGCGACCGCGCCTGCAATCTCGACAGGCTTCATCACGCCCGCGCCGTTCGGGTAAACGACAGTTACTTGCAACAGCCCAACGTGTTCGTCATAGGCCGAAATGCCAATTGCGGACGTCGCGGCGGGCAGGAAACTCGCTTCCAACCACGGCCCGGTCGTCGGCTTGACGAACGGCGCGGGCGGGTCGGGATATGAAACGGGCAGGGGCGGCGACAGGACAAGCGCGGCCAATCGCTGAAACAGCGACTCGGCGATCTTCGCATCTGTCCCGACTGCGGCCATGTGACGAAGGTAGGGGAAGCGCGGTTAAAAATTCGTGGTTGACAGTGAACCCGGCCGGTGTAGGGTGTCAGCGAACAGGGCAGGAGCGGACCATGACGACCGACCGCAAAGACCGATATCAGTTGGCGTTGTGCTGCCTAAAGCATACGGTTAAGACTCTGTCGCACACCGGCGAATTCGATATCCGGATCGTCGGACCCGGAATTTCCGCGCCGATCATGTCGGTTGAGGATTTGACGGAATTGCTGACCGAGGCGGTCGGACGTCCACCTATTTAGGTACTTCGCCCGCCGCCTTGTTCACCACCGCGTTGAACTCGGCGATGGTCGTGCGGACCATGCCGGCCGGCGCCTGCTTTGAGTGTCCGTACTCGAGGGGTCTGGCGTAGCTCAGATTGTTGACCAGGTAAATCGTCTGTCCGGCTTCCAGCCCGAGCACCGCGGCTTGCACGCGCGACATGGTGGCGGTGCCGTCTTTGTCGTTGATTTCCAGAACGCCCGTCGGCATTGACCCAATCGCGACTTGCCAATTCCCGCGCGCACGCCCTGTTAGGACCGGAGTTTTCATCACGACACGCCGGAACATGTCTAACGCGATCTTGCGGACGACCAGATCGACGTTGCCCTTAGCTCGCGCAACGAATTCCGCGATCTGAACTTCGAACACACCGGACATGCTGACCCACCGCCGCGCGAATGCGGTTCTTACAATCGGCCGGTTGCATTAAAATTTCCGTTTCGGTCAGGTGCAACACCGTCCAGCCGAGCGCTTCTAGGTGTGCGTCGCGCTCGGCTTCTTTGACCTTGTCTTGGTGCCAGCGTTCGCCGTCGGCTTCCACGATCAGACTGTGTTCCGGAATGGAAAAGTCAGGCCACTTGGAGCCGATCCGAACGTTGTAATTGTAAGCCAAGCCGAGCGAACCAAGCATTCGCGCCACAATGCGTTCGATTTGCGTGTAACCGCGACCCTTCGTCTTTTTGGCAAGAATGGCATTCGGGTGCTTGCTCGGATTAGCGCGATAAAATTCTTTCATCCGCTTTGAGTGCGCGGGGTTTGATCGCCCTGCGTACAATTCAGATAGTCTCGCAGCTTTCGCAGCGAGTTCCGGACATGTTTCTTTCGTTTTCCCCTTCCACCATCCGTGTCCTTTTGCGAGCGATCGTAACTGCGTTTCTGTAGCCGGACGGCCTTTCTGCGTTGCTGACACTTTTTGCGAGACGATCATCAGGCTCGGGTGCGTGTCCTTGGTCATGCCTTTTGACCAACCTGGACGCCCTGTCATGGCTTCGCGCATCGTTTCGGCGATCTTCGCCATGCGCGGGTCGTCGTGCTTCGTCAGACCTTGATTCCACGTACTGCACTTGCGCGAGCACCAGCGAGCACTATCCCACTGTTTGGCACTGTATTTCTTGTTTCGGGTAAAGGGTTTACCGCAGCGTTGGCACGACTTGGATTCCATCCCGCCAAACTATCAACAGACCAGTTTACTGTCAACTACTTCCGAACCTGACAATCGAACAACACGACCACGCCGGCCGGCTGCAGCGGCTTCACGTCCAGAACGTCCCGATCGCCAACCTTGTCCTGCGGCAACAGCGACGCCAGTGCGCCGGCGTTGGTCGCGACCAGCCACCGTTCGGCATTGGCGAGCACGCCACCGGCCTGAATTTGCTTCATGGTGTATTCGACCCGGACGGCGAACGTGTTGGTCGTGGCGGTCGTCCCATCGCCCGGATCCCACGCCGGCCCGGTGCCGGGCGCGGTCCGCGTGATGACGACGGACTGGCCGAATTCTTGAATGAGTTCGTCCGCGTCGGCTCGGGATTCGATGTAATCGAAGGGGTCAGCCATCCAATTGCTCGCGTAGTTCGCAGACAGTCATGGCAGGGTCCAAGTCCTCAAGGAACAACAGAAGATGGCGTCGGGTAATTTCAATGTCGCGCGCATCCGCTGCCTGGTGCTCGCCGCGACGTTTCCCGGTTGCCAACTCGAGTGCCTCATTGACTTCGGCGTAATCAACCACCGGACGGGACTTCCTTGACCACGATGTACCGGGTGGACGTCAGATAAACCGACGACGACGTCATAGCGGTCGGGTAATCCAGCCGTTCCGTGAACGCGAGTTTGTCGGGTTCACCTTCCGGATAACCCTTGTCCCACACCTGCACTTCGACCTTGTAGTCGGCAGTGTCGGCATTTTCGATTCGAACGTGCTTGGTCATGTCGGTTCCTATTTAAAAGCGGTTACGATCCAAACGGCGAACACTATTCCGCCGATAATTCCAAGGACGGGAGGTAGGTATTTTTCCATCACGCCCGCACCAACCGAACGTTGCCCTGCGACTGCACCAGCCCGCGCAACAGGTTTTCGATTGGCAGATACCGATCGACCGCCGGCGCACCGTCCATATAGGTGATCGACTTCTGCAGCGGGCCGACGCCCTTGGAAATCGATTTGATCTGCCCCCCGCGCACCAGCGTCGGCTCGAGCGTGGCGCCGCCCAGCGACAGTAAGGCCGCTTCCATCGCTGCGCGCTTGATCTGCGTGGGCACCACATCGGACGGAATTTGAAAATTGTCCTGATCGTAAAGCACGCCGACGCCGGGGTCGAAGAACGTTCCGCGCTGTGCCGTCCGCGGCCACGCCAACGCCTGTGCCTGCGTGGTGCGCGAGCCGACCCACCGGCCGTTATACGCGCGGTCCAGATAGGCCGTTCCAACCCGTGCGGCGATTTCTTTGACCGCGTCGGCGCCCGTCCAGGCGGTCACGCCGCGGCCGGTGAAATACGCGTCGGCTTCGGCGATTGTGAAATAAGAGTCGGCGTCTGCGGCGGCGACGGTTGCGTTCAGAGTCATTTTCCGTCACCGCCGGGGTTGCATGTCATCCATTCCTCGATTTCACATTCATCTGCAAAATCGAATTCTTCGATATCGATCATATACGACCGCGAACGCCGACGACGTATCCGACACCTACGACGGTGTCGGGTCGTAATCATGTCTTACGCTTTGCCAGTTCGGCGCGAATCACGTCGCGGGCCTGGTCCGCATTCTCGACAGACCGACCGCCGACAGCCGCGGCAATGGACTTGAGGCGGGTGCCGTGCATCGATTCCCAATCCGGCGGCAGATTGTCCAAAGGGTCGGCGGAAACCGGCGGAGGCGGCGGCGCGAACGGGGCGGGCGGCGGCGGAATGTCGACATACGGCACGTGCACCGCCGCGTCGAAATCCGACTCGTTGATGATCGCGTAACTGTCGCCGCTTTTGACTTTGACGGTCGGTAGGCGTTCTTCTGACATCGTGTGTCCTTCTGCGCTTTATGAGTGGCACCGGGCGAAAACCCGATGCCACCTTAAAACGTAGCGGTTGATTGTCAACCGAGAACGATAGCGACGAACTCGCCGTTGATCGTCTTGAAGCCCCAGGCCAGATGCAGTTCCCAGGTGAGCTGACCGTACTGGGCGATCTGCAGCATGAGGTAGGTCATGCCGAAATCGTCCGAAATCAACTGCTGCTGGATCGTCGGGTTCGCCGGGATCAGCGGCGGACGGATGACGCCGACGCAGGCGGACCGTTCGAACGCAAGGTTGGCGGTGTAGGTGCCGCCAACAGTGATTGCGGCGTTGTCGGCCGACGCGATACGCAGACCGGGGGTGCCGATGCCGAGGGTGGTCGACGCCAGCGCGGTGTTGACGACGTACTTGTTGGTGTCCGACGCGAAGGTGATGACGTCGCCGGCAAGCACGGTGCCCGAACCGGTGTCCACGGTGATCGTGGTATCGCCGATCGCCGCCGATGCGTTGTTCACCAGGTAGCCCGAACCGGTGCCGGCGGTGTGCTTCGCGATGCCGGCCGATTCGTGGATGGAGAAACCGAACTGCGGCAAGAACTTACCGGTCCGGCGTTCCTGCTCACTGCCAGCGAGATAGGCTTGCTGGAAAATGGACAGATTGCGCAGGTTCAGGCCGGCAGAGCTGTCGCCGACGAACTGCAGATCGGCCAGCGGCGCACCGTTGTCCTGCAGGATCTTGCGGGCGTTGCTCAGAACCGACAGGTCCGAAGCAAACGGGGTGGTGCCGGCGGTGCCGTAGGCACGGGACGCGCCGATCTTGAGCGCCACCGCGGCGTCAACTTCGGCTTCGTTGCGCAGCGTACGCATGCCCTGCGAAACGAGCTGCTTCACCCAATCCTGGTTGATGGTGGCATTCTGCAGCGAGCGAATCTGCTCGCCAGTCAGATGCCACGACACCTTGCGGGACTTGGTGATCTGCACGTCGATCTTCGAACCGGTCGAATCGGCGCCGGCGGTGCTCGCCGCAGCGGGGGTGAAGTCGGACGCGGCGCGGACCGGCGCAACGTCGACGGAAACGGTATCACCCTTCGCCACGCCCTTGTCATCGAACGACGTGTTGATGGCGCCGACGACGCCGAACGGTTCCTGTGCGACCACCTTCGCGGCCGAAAAAAGGGTAGGCGCGAGCGCCGTAAACGTATTGGACATTTCAGACTCCGGGTGCGCGCCTACTCACTGTGGCGCGGGGTTAATCGATCAGTTTGACTCCGGGCTTTGCCATCGCAGCCGCCCGTTCTTTCGGCGACATTGCGGTCAGCTCGGCTTGCGTAATCGTCAGACCGGATCCCCCGGTACCTTCACGCGGCGACTTCCCGCCACCGCCTGCACCCGAACCTTCAAACAGTTCGGGGAAACTCTTGACGGTCTCTTTCACAAGATCGTCGAACGTGGCGTGTCCGCCTTCGCCGGTCCCGACCAACGGCGTCCGGCCGTCGGCAGCGAGAACGGTAAAACGAAATTCGCCGTCTGCGAATTCAGTCTTGACCCGTTCACCTAAAATTTTCGTCAACAATTGCTGACCCGACGCGGTCGCCTTCGCCTTGGCGAGCGACTGTGCAAGCCCGGCGTCAACGATCGCCTTGCGCGCCGCGCTGACCGCGGTGTCGCGCTCGCCGGCGATGGTGGTCTTTTCGGCGGTGAACTTGTCCTCGAGCTGCTTACGGATGCCATCGAAGTCGCCGGCCTTGCGCGCCAGTTCTTCGGCGTCCTTGGTCGCCTTGCTGACCAGTTCGGAAATTTCTTCCGGCGACTTGCCGATCGATTCCCAGCCCTTGATTTTCTTTTCCAGGGCAGCGCGCGTGCCGCGCTCGGAAGCGACAGCCGATTTCAGGCCGGCAACGAACGGCAGCGCATCGCCGTTGTTCAGGTTGAGGTAAAACTTTCCTTCCTTTTCGACGTATTCGCCGCGAAGGGCTTCGGAAACGGATTCGAGTGAGTCAACAACAGCTTCAAGTGCCATGGGTAAGCATCCCGCTTTTAGTTACGCCGGTATCCCACCGGCAGGGTCGTCTACTTGCCGCGGCGCTCCGCCTTGGCCCGTAATTCTTCCGTGGTGAGTGGTCGACCGCCCTGGTCAAGCAAATCGCGGAACGTGATTTTCCCTGATCGCCACAGTTCGGCCTTGCCGGCGCCCAGCACGGTGTCTTGCCGTGCGGTCGGCTGCTTTTTCAGCCACGTTTCAAAATCCATCGCCGCCGGGACTTGACCGTCCATGCTGGCGCGCGTCGTCTCGGGAATTTCGTTCATGTCGATCCCGATTTCACGCCAAGTTTTCAACACCGGGACCGACGTGCTGCGGCACCCCCAATGAAGTTTTCCCGGTCCCTCAAGCCACTTCGGCCCGCTGTCCAACGGCTTGTGTTCTTCGTCCGGGCTGTAGGTGTGACCGTCGCGGGTGAGGCACCAAATCGACGTCCGCGTGTCCAGTGTCGCCGACCACTGCAGGGCTTTGATGATGTCGTTATTGTCGGCGTACATGGCTTCGCGGCCGGTGTTCGCCGCAGCCTGCACCGACGCGCGCACCAGCCGTTCAGCCGACGACTTCGAAATGTCCATGATGCCGCGCTGCGTGTTCGTGCCGCGGACCCGCGCAACCAATTGGTCGTTCGTCTCGCCGATCGCCACGCCTTTACGCATTTCGTCGGCGAACCGGTCGGACAGCCCCGTCGCTTGCCGCGACCACCAGTCTTTCGACGCGGCGCCCTGAATCAGCACGTCGGAAACCAGATTTTCGAGCGCTTTGCGGGTGATCGCGCCGTCAATGAACTGGACGCCGACCGATTGATTGAACGCGCCGGCGGTCCAACCGTATTCCTGGTCAATTATTTCGCGCAGTTCTTGCGCCATCAAAACCGACGCATCGCGGTAGGTCGCGCGAATTGTTTCCTGCACCAGTTTCAATAGCGCGCCGAGCCGCTTGCGCCCCTTCGCATCGCCGATATCCGCCTTGGCGATCTGCGCGACCAGTTCGGTTTCCAGGTCGTCCAGGAAGGTGAGGATTTTGTTGCGCGTGCCGGCTTCAAGGCGCAGAAGATCAATCGCCCGTTCGTTGAATAGGTCGACCAATTGTTCGTTGGTCGTGAGGTCCGACCCGGTGATGCTATCGACCATTAAACACCGGGTTTAGCCAGGGCGGGCGGCTTCGGCGGACCACCGTTAAGATCCATCCCCTTGCCCGGCGGGATATTCGCGCCCAAGTCTGGCGCCTGACTGTCGAGCCGATCTTTTTCAACCACCGCGTCGAAATCCTCCGCCAGCACGCCGCGACGCTGGCACTCCGACCAAAACGTGTCTTTTGAAATCAGACTGCCGTTGCACATCGCGATCAGGTCTTGCAACGTCGCCGCGCCGAGCTGGATTCCGTCCGGCTTGTTTACTTCGACCGATCCGCCGGACGCGCCCAGATTCGCAAATCGCGCCATGAACCCCAACGCCTGTTCGACCGCGTCCTCGAGACCGCCAGCCATCATGGCAAGCGGCGAGTTTTCGGTCATGTCGGCGCGGATTTCGCCAGTCGCGGTTTTGTGCGCGCCGTTCGCGACCAGCATTTGCAGACCCATCGCCTGCATCTGGGTTTCGAGCCTGGTCAGCCGCAATTCGGCCGTGCCGATCGCTGCGCCGGTGTGCTCGACATAACTCAGTTTGGCGTTCGGATCCGACGACCGGACCATTTCGGACGCGCCGATCGCAATCGTATCGTTCTCGCCGAACCCCGCACCGAATAAAATCGGCACGCATGCGACATGCCCGATGTTCTGGATATCGCTGTCCAGTTGCCAATGCGCGACGTTCAGTTCCGCCAGCTTTTGCAGCGGCGGCTTGGCGCACATGAACCCGGTGCGGTTGGTGTAGCATGGCACTAGCGCGATATCGTCCGTGATGCTGATCGTGCCTTCGGCGAACAGCACCCAATCCTTTTTGTCGTTCTCGCGGTAAGTGCGCCACGCGCCCGGCTCGACAACGCGGATCTGTTCGACTTCCTTTTCGTCGAATTCGCCGTCCGGCTCGGAAATGCACTCGCGGATGCGGATTTGGGTCAACTTTTCGGCGCCGGCGATCGTGGTCGATTTCCAGCCAATCAGACGTTCCAGCGGAACGATTGTCATGTAGGGTCGAATTCCGGCCTTCTGTTCGTCCGCCAGCGTTCCGCCTGGAATTGCCGGCGGCATGTCGACGTAAATGAACGACACGCCTGGTTGTAGCGCGTCATAAAACAGATCGCGGGCGAACAGGTTCAGGCATCGGCCGGCGTTGTCGATGTTCTCTGCCCAGCCTTCGTCGGTTTCGGTATCGCCGCCGCGGATGGCAGCGGGCACGTCGTCTTTCAACACGACGTCCTTGACGAACACCCTGCCCACCATGTCGGCGATCGTCTTTTCGGTCGCGTTGAACAGCACGGACCGCTTTTTGCGGACGTTGTAGGCAGCGACCGATTCGGCCGGCTCTTTCGGGAGATACTTTTCGCCAGCCTCACGCATGGCGTGCGTGCCGCGGACAAGCGTGCGGATCACATCCGAACACGCGACCATTTCGGCCTGTTCGTGGCTGGGAGTGGCGACGGTTTTTTCGGTCGACATGGCTGGAAAGTAGGGGCGTTGGGGTTAAAAAAGAGTGGTTGACAATAAACCCGCCTGATGTATTGTTGTGAGTACAGACCGTCACGGAGCGCAACAATGGGTAACGAAGCCGACAATACATTAATGACAACCGCCATGGTACGCGCCCGGTACGGGAACGTCAGTCATATGTGGATCGAACGCAGGCTGAACGATGATTCCGAATTCCCGAAACCGCTGTATATTGCCAAGCGCCGGTTTTGGTACCTGAACGACCTTGTCGCTTGGGAACGCAAGCAAGTCGTTAAAGCGTGAGGGATCCGAAATGGCCGCACAAATCGTATGGGGCGCTCGGGAGATCGCCAAGGTGATCGGCCGCACCGAAAAGCAGACCTTTTTCATGCTGGAACAAGGTAAACTGCCGGGTGCTCGGAAGGTCGCCGGCCGCTGGGCATTCAACCCGGATGTGTTCTTTGCCAGCTTCGGCGAGACGGAGACGCAGCCGTGATCAAGTCGTGCGTCGTTTGCGGCGGGGATTTCGAACCCAAAAAGTGGGAATCAATCTGTTCGGACAAATGCGCGAAGAAGCGCACGCAAGACTACGCTGAACGATGCGCTAGCGAAAGACGCAATCAGCACGCCACGGTATTTCGCAACTGCGTAGAGTGCGGTGATGCGTTCGAATCGGAACGGATAAAGGCACAAATAGTCTGCTCGGAGGCTTGTAGAGCGAACCGTCTACGCAGGACCACCCACACTAAGCGTCTGCGGAATTGCGTAGTTTGCGACGGCATCATGGCGAGTAACCGGCAGAAATTCTGCTCCCATAAATGCTATTACACTGCGGTTAAACGCCCCGCCGTGGTGAACAACCGTCGGCACTCTCGCGATGCTATGTCCGAAACATTGAAGACCCTTCTCTACAAAAAGGAGAAGCGGCAAACCAAAGTTCGCATGACTCGAAAATTGCTCCGTGACACTGGCGTATCCGTGCCCGGTAACAACAGTGTCGAGAGAGAAGAATTCACCCGTCGTCTAATCCGCGACCTCAGCCTAGGAGAACTACTATGATCAAGAAAATCAGCCTTCACGACACGTTCCGCAACGCTATGCTGAGCAACAGCAAAGGGTCGCGTAAGGAACAGTTCGAAGCGTTCCTGGAAACGATGGAATCGAACAAGGCATATTTGACCGCGCTCGCCACGGACTATTTCGACCGTGAGTTCGCCAAGTGGAAGTTGGAACGGGTCGGCAAGGCCGGCAGTCTGTCGCTGGTCGCGACGGCGCCGAAACAGCAGACCGCCGAACAGCGGCAGGCACGCAAGCAGGAATTCGAGCGCGAGTATCAAGCGAAAAAGCCGGCGATCATCGCGACCATCCTGCTCAACCTGGAAATGCCGAACGGCAAGCGGCTGCGTGATTGCACCGGCGCCGACCTGAACAAGTTCGGCGGGTTCTATACCGAACTGGCACGGCACATGAAGCCAACCGAGATTGTCGACAAGAAGTTCAGCGAAGCCGACTTGAAGCGCGTATATTCGCGGTTCACCAGCGGCAAGCGTGGACGCATTGCAGCGAACGAATTGAGGGTGTCGTGATGAGCAAAATAGGCGGAACTGCTTTTTGCGGACACGGCATAATGGCGTCGGTATGCGACAAGTGCAATCCGACGTCGCAATTCGAAACCACGCCTGCCGGGGTTATCGATTGGAAAATGGAAGCTTTGAGGTCCGCAAGGCTTTTAACCGATACGGAACGACGCGCTCGCAATGCCGCACTGGAGGAAGCGGCAGAGATCGCCGAATCAAAGGTCGTAAAAACACTCGGATCCCAAACCGTTTTGATTGCAGTTGCGGCCGAAATCCGAGCACGCAAACGCTAAACCAACAACTCACTCCGCGACACCGTCCGCGCCCGGCGCACATTCTCCACGGCGTAGCGGACGGCGTCGGGGTGGTGGTTGTCTTTGTCCTGCACCTTTGTCGTAATCATCCCGGTTTTCTTGTCGATTTCATACGAATACAGCTTGAAATCGTCGATCGTATGGACGCAGTCGGGGTGCACGACGATGTCATACGACTTCAAAAACTCGATTCCGTCCTCAACCGAGTTCGCGCCCTTGATCGCCGCCTGCATGCGCGGAAACCCGTTCCGCTTCATATAGCTGATCGTCTCGGGCCGGGCGCTGTCGGCGATGATGTCGACCCGCCGCGCCAGCGATTGCCAATTCGGGTTGCGCGCCTTTTCGGCCGACCATTCCGGGTCCAGTCGATCGAACAGCGCCGGCGTGCGATCGATTTCACACCCGACCGCATAGACTTCGCGCCATATGTACAGCGTGCGCCCTTCGATCCACCCGATATTCGCGACCGTCGGATCGACCGAAAAGCCCCAATCGGCGCCGCCGAGCAGCCGCGTTCCCTGCCGTGGCGGGTCGAACCGTTCGACTTTCCAGTTCCGGAAAATCTGCGCTTCGGAATTTTGCCGGTAGCCGCCGCGCCATACCCACGAATATTTGTCGTGGTCACGCATCTTGTCGCGTTCCATGTCCTTTCGCAGATCGTCAGGAAACCACGGGTTGTCCTCGAAATTCACCGTGACGCAGGCGAAATCTTCATGCCCTTCGTTTTCACGAAAGAACTTGTCGACCGGGTCTGTCGGCAGATCCGGATTCCAGGAAAACCGCTGTTGCGTGCCGGGCGTCCGGAACGTCGGGATGGCGAGGTCCAGCGACCGTTGCGTGAGGGTTTGCGATTCCTCGTACCAGACACGGTTGAACCCCTCGAGCGACTTGATCGACGCCGCAGTGTGGTTCTGCAGCCCGCGGAAAATAGCGAGGCTGTCGGTGTGCCGGCAGACGATTTCCCGGTCGGTGATCTTGAACCACGGCGCCAGCGGCCACCGCTTACCGGTTTCGACGTCGACCACGTACGTCCGGTTTATTTTGTCCTCAATCAATTGCTTGACCGAGTCCTTGATCGACACCTGCACTTCGCGGACGCAGGCGGTACGGGTATGCTGCGTGAACATTTCTTCGACGGTTTGCCCACCAAAAAAGTGCGATTTCGCCCCGCCGCGGCCACCTTTCGCGCCCTGGAAACGGTGCTTGCCGGTCAACGGCATGAATGCCCGCGGCGTCGCGATGTCGAGTTTCAGCACGACGCGGCCGGGTCCACGATCGTGCGGGTGACGGTCAGGTCGGACAGGCTCGGCAAGCCGGCGTCCTTGGGCGCCGCGCCGCCTTTCCCACCAACCCCCAATTCCTCTGCGATCTGCCGCAGCACCGCCCGCGCGTTCGCCACGTCGTTATTCGCCCGGTAGCGGTCGACGTCGCGCGACAGCACGATCAGCCGCGCCGCCTGGTCGGCATATGGCGCGCTCGCCGGGTCGGTGATGATCCGGGCGCGTTCGGTATCGAACACAACCTGCAACTCGGGATCGACCAGCGCGACGCGCGGATCGGTCGCCAGCACGTCGTTTTCGGTGCAGTCGGTGTCGGGAAATCGCGCCTTAAAGGCGATCACGACGTCGCGCGGCGTGTCGAACGCGGCGAGGCGCCGGACGATGAATTGCCGCTGCGGTTTAGAAAAGACTGCCACTTGCCCAAACGCTGATCTGGCGTACCCTCTGGTTGATCTTGCACAGACGCAAGAAAATGCCCGGCGCGAACGTGTCGGGCCGGGCTAGTCTGCTCTCGGGAGGGTTAGTTTACAGTAAACCGCTGACGGCGAGCCGGACGCCGGTGCGGATCAGCGCCAGATCGCCCGAATTGATATTGCCGGCGCAGTTTTCCAGGTACTCGCCGATCAGCAGATTTTCGACGTCCTTGGGGTCGGCCGACGGGGCGGTCTCGGCGATGAACCGCTCATTGGCGAGTGCCATTTCGGTCGCGGCGAGTTGGCTTTGCAGTTCAGCGATCCGCTTTTCCAGCGTCGCCTTGAGTTCGGCGGTTAGGGTTTCGTCCTTGGTCGTCTTACGCGGTGCCATTGCTATAGTCCTTTACAAGTTTATCGACGACTGCGCCGACGATGGTTGATGGATCGCCATTTTCGTCCCTAGTGAACGCCTGCCCGATCGCGCCCATGGACGCGCCGTATTGCATCAGCATACTGAGCGCGAATCGCACCGTCGCGGGAAATCGCTTCGACTTGTTCGCCCGACTTGCCGGAATTAATGAACACTTCACCCGGCGTCACGTTGTCGTCGTAGAAACCTACCGTGACGGTGTGGACCTTGTTGAACCCACCGAATTCCAGATCGAAGGTTTCGCAAGCGCGGCGGTTCGGGAGTGGGTTGCGGGTTGTCATGCGCCGACTCCGTGGACTGCGTAGGTATGGATAACGTCACGCATCTTGAGTCGTGCCTTTTCCAGGCGGTCGGCGCGTTCAGTCATACTGCTCGGCTGCGCCGTCAAAACACTAGCCGACGCCCGGTCCATTTCGTCCCATGCTTCAATGAGATTTTTAAGCAGGTCGGTCACGACTCACCTCTCCACGCCGCGCCAATATCCTCGCCGAAGTTCTCGCGCACGCCCTGGACAACGAACAACCAGCCCGTCACGATCACCAGGGCGGCGACGGTGAACGCGACGGTCAGCCGGCGGAGTAAGGGATTGCGGATCTGGGAAATGGTCATCCCACCACCCCGATCGCCCAAAGGAACCCGATTGCCGGCAGCAGCGTGAGCCACGCGAGCACGAATAGAATGGACGCGAAACACAGCACAACAACAAGTGCATCCCGTAATTCGTTCAACATATCAGTTACTCCGTATCGGTTTGGTCACTTCCGGCGGCAAGCCGTTGACCAGGTTCGACCGCACGCCCCAGGTTTTCCAATAGCCTTCGCCGAGTTCGAACCGCTCGACACGCACGCGCGTATAGCCGCGGGAGTGCCAGAATTCGCGAATGGTCCGGGCGATGATTTCGGCGCCGGTGTAGGTGAGGGTGTCGGGTTGCATTTTACGGTTCCGGGTGTTGATGTGGTCAGAATACACGTTCGCGGTTTACTGTCAACCACGCGCGGCAAATAAAAATCAGGCTACAGGGCTGCCAGCACCTTATGCACATACGCACGCGACACCCCGCACAGTTCGGCGATCCTGGTGCGCTTGATCTCCCGCGACGCCAGCCCCTTGATGCGCCGAGCGCTGTCCGTGGTGGCAGCCCGTGGCGCGCGGGGCCGGTCGGGTCTATGGGTCCGTAGGACGCGGTAGACGTAGGTCAGGGAGGCGCCTGTGCGCGCCGAACCGTCAGTGTCCGTCCATCTGATGGATCGGGCAATGTCCGCAGGGTAGCGGCCGGCGTCGGACAGTGCAAGGATTTGGGTGGTGAGCGGGGAGGGCGTGGTCATGCTGCGAGCCTACGGTTGATCCGGTCCTGTAAAGCCGCAAATTGGCTGGCGAGCAGGGCGTTACGGCGTTGCCACTCTGCAATGTCGATTACCTTTGGCGCCGGCGCTTGGATGCGTCGCTGGCAAATGGCGAAATATTCTGGATCGCGCTCAATGCCGATAAATCGACGGCCGGTGTTCATCGCAGCAACGCCAGTTGTTCCGCTACCCATGCAGTTGTCGAGCACGACGTCACCCGGATTCGTGTAGGTTCGGATCAGGTATTCCATCAACGCCACGGGTTTTTGGGTGGGGTGAAGTCCCGCGTCTTGATTTCCAGCGATCGATATATCCAGAATGCTCTTTGGATAATAGAGCCCGTTCACAACCGCCGGCGCGCCGGCACTTACTGCAACGTCTCGGTTTGCTGTCGAGTATCCGCCTTTTTTGCGTACTTCACCTTCGCGCATTTGCGGCGAATAGAGCGTTTTGGATGTTCCAAATACAAGGACATCTTCATGAACCTTGAGAGGGTGCCGTTTCACCTGCGGGAAGTTCGCCGCCTTTGCTTTGTTCCAAACCCATGCGTGCCGGAACTGCGTTACGTTGGACATCAACAGCGCACTGGTAAACGGTTGACTCGCCGTGAGCACGATCGCTGCGTTCGGCTTTGCGATTCGCCGATACTCTCGCCACAATTGATCGAACGGAATGACAGCGTCCCAAGAGCAGGCGGTCGTTCCGTAAGGAAGGTCACAGATGATTGCATCCACGCTGCCCGACGGTAGGCGCGACATGATTTGCAGGCAGTCGCCGTTATAAAGTTGTGCTGTCATAGTATCGAACCTACCACCGTCGGGTTTATTGTCAACCGTTATCTGCACCAGTTTTAGCCGGCATCGGCACCACCACCGCCGACCCATCCCGCGAAATCTGCCACGCCGACAGCCGCCCGTTCGGCACCAGGATCGCCGAGCCGTCCGACCGGATCCATCGGGCGTCCTGTGCCCTGTCGTCGCCAAATTCCCAGCGCTGCCCGTTCGCGTCGTCCAGGACACCGCCTGACCAGCTACGCCGCACCGGTACCCATCCGCCCTGCCGTTCAGCAGCCGGTCGGAACGAGGCGATCAGCGCAGCGCCGCTTGGCGTATCGAGCAGCTTTGGACCCTTCGGCGCGTCCCCGGACGGTTCCGGCGCACGCATATCATACGCGCAGTGCGGGCAATCAAGCGTGCCCTTGACGACTTCCCCGAGACACGCCGGGCACAGCTTGGTCATCGGCGCGTCGCACGCCCAGCACTTCCGCGCTGCGCTCGGATTGCGTTTTCCGCAGCATTCGCAAGTGGCGAGGTGGACTTTTGTGTCTTTGGGACGGATGAAATCTAGGGGTCCGAACTCCGCAGAATTGTCGGCGAAGTCGAGCAACAGAGCGTCACTCTTGCCGCGGGCGATACTGGTCTGCATGTTGCCGCCAATCGTGCGGAGCATTCGGCCTACGATCTGCACCCACAGACCTAGCGATTTCGTCCGGCGCCGGCACACCAGCAAATCGATTTCTTGGACGTCGAAACCCACCGTAAGACAGTCCAGATTCACCAATGCCCGCAACTGCCCGGAGCGGAGCTGTTCGGTAGCGCGTTGGCGCGCAATATCGTCCGCCTTCGACCGACTCCCGAGCACCAGGCCAGTTGGAATGCCCCATTCGTTCATCCGCTGCGCCATGGCGACCGCGGCCTTGGTCGACGCTTCGAACACCAACCACGAACGACGATCGCGACCGTAATGAAGCATCTGCGCAATATGATTATCCATTAGCGCGATCATCTGATCATCAGACGACGCGCCCGTGTATTCACCCTGCCGAACACGCAGTTTGGTGGGATCGATTCGGTCGTCAACCGGAACGGAGAACGGCGGAACCAAAAAGCCGTCGCGGATCCCGTCCAAGATCGAATAGCGGTACACGATCTTGTCGAATGGCGCGTCCTCGCCATCGGTAAGGGATCCGCCGAGCATTCGAAACGGCGTACCTGTTCCACCGATAAGCCGCGGATATCCGAGTTCGCGATGAAACTGGCGAAACATGCCGGATTCGCTGTGTTGCCACAAATGCGCTTCGTCACCACACAGCAACCCAATCGGTCCGAACGATCTTGCGGACCGATGCACCGACTGGATCTGCGCAACGATGACAGGCATCCGCCAGTCGCGCCGATCTAGCGTTGCGGAATTGATGCCTGCTTCTACACCGACATCTGCGCAAGCGTCGAATGTCTGTTGAACTAACTCAACACGATGCGCCGCTATTATGGTTCGCTCGCCACGCTCAACCCATGCGCGTTTCGCGTTCATGGCGTACAGATGTGACTTGCCGCCGCCGACGCAGATGTCGACTAGGGGTCGGTTGATGCCCGCGCGAAAAGCGGTGTCGACGGCTTGCTCTGCAGCGATCTGATGAGGTCGCGGGACGAAGGTCATTTCGTCCTCGCCAGGTATGCATCACGTTGCGCCTGTGACCACGATTTTCCTTTATGCGATTCGCTCATCCTCGCACGATGCTCTGGCGTGCGCTTTTTCCCTGTGCGACCTACAGCAGACCTTGCGATAGCATCCGGAGACTGCTTTCGCCCTTTACTTGCGATGCTCATTCTTACCTTGGTTTCGTCGCTATATCTTTTGCCGGTGTGTGCCACGCTTTGTTTTGCTCGCGTCTCGGGCGACGCTACGGCGCCGGTTTTGTGAGCACTGGTAATTGCTCGTAATCTGTCACCTTCCGGTCCGGCATACAGTGCTTTCTTAGATGCACTGAGTCGTTCTCGTTGTTCGGGTGTCAGCTTCCGACCTGTCACCTTAGCGCGCATCCGCTCTTTTCGTTCTTCCGGCCACGTTCGCCCGATCATAAACTGCCGAATCTTTTCCCGCTGTTCGGGTGTCAGTTTTCGACCTTTGTTTGCGGCTATTATCTTGGCGCGAGTTTCGTCCGACACGACGCGACCGGGCGCACCCGCACCGCCGTTCGCCGTGTTGCAACTCCCCGGAAACGAAAACCGCAGAAGTTCAATCCATCGTTTTTCGCGCGCCGGCCAATCGCCACCGACCGGGACGATTTCGACCACATGAATTCGGATGTTGTCAGGACCACATTCGCGGACTCTCGCGTGAACTTTGCGAGTGCCGTTTATGGCTTCGTAGAGGTGGCAAGCGAGCCGCTGATGCGGTGGCAATACGGTCTTACCGCAATAGAATGGCGTGTTCGTCCTGGTGTCGACTAACCAATAGATGTTGGTCGGGCGTGTATTCGGAACACGACGAATCGGCAATGAACTGACGTCTATGGTCCGGCAATCTGTCATGCTGGCACAATAAAACAGACCGGCTTATTGTCAACCGTAAACTACGCCGGCGATGCACCGCCGGCGGTCAGCGTGAACGACCCGTCCTGCGCGCAGCCATCGGCGCGGATGTGCCAATGCACCGGAAACACCGGCGAGGCTACCGAACTGTCCCAGACGGCCACCTGGTCAACCATTATGAGGGATTCGGACTTGTTACCGGAATGCCGGATGTGGACCACCGCCGACACCGGCACGAACAGCACGCCGGCCGCGTCGCGGCAGTCGGCGCGAAATGTTATGTGGGATCCGCGGACGAAAGATTGCATGTCACTGACCCCGCCCCTACCGTTACGTTCAGCGAACCAACCACCTCAACGCTGGCAGTCAGTTCGCACCCGGTAAAGGGGAGTTGGTCAACTGCGCCAGCACGGCCCGCGCCTCGTTGGTGGCGGTCTTGACGTCCGACACATAGGACCGGAACTGTTCGGTCACTTGGGCGCTGTCGGCGAGCGCCGCGGTCAGTTCGTCGGCGACCTGACCGGCTTCGTCGTCTAGCTTTTGAATTCCGCCGCTGGTCACGTTCGCAAGGCGTTGCAGTCCGCGCATTGGTTTTTCCCCGTATCGTTGAATTGACCGTGAAGCTTCGTTGGTGGTGTATCGTTGAATCGATCGTGATAGGTGCAAATCGAGCAGTTGCGAGAGTTGGAGCGTTACAGACATTTGGTTAGTTTACCGTCACCGACCCTGCACACGCGCCAATTCGATGTGCTTCCAAAACGGCCGGAAGAACCGATTCAGCGCCTTCGGCTTGCGACCTTCCCAGCGATCGATCGGGCGCCACATCTCGCGACGCTCGCCAAAGGGCCGAAACCGATAATAGACCCGAGCTGTCCGGCCGTCGCGGCATTCGACCGCGGCGTGCCATTCGTGCTGGTCGACCCGAATATTCGGAGTGCGGTAAAGGCAAGCCATAGTACGGCTACTGCCACGGACGCTGCAGGCCGACCGTGACCAGGCACGCCACGCCAACGAAAAGAACAATCATAAGCCCTTGAAATTCAGTCATGGTAAACTCCTCTGTTGATTGTAAACCGCTATCTAGCACGAAGAAAATGGTCCGGCAAGCCGGACACGTCCGGAAACGCCGCGGTCAGTTGTTCAAGTCGTGTCGTCATCACCCAATCCTCCTCATCACAACCGGCACACCCTGCCGTTCCAACCGATCGATCAAACCCACCCATTCCAGCGACCCACCAACCGCGCCGACAAATTCGACCAGCTCGGCACGCGAAAACAGGTAGTGCCCGCAATCCTCGCCGAGCACCGTTGCGCCTGCGTCGATGGCGACCCGGTGGAGCGTATCAGTCATGCGTCTCCACCAGCTCATACGCCACCGAATAGCCGCCCGCGTCGTTCGGTTCGATCCGGGCGATGTAGAATTTGCCGAGCCAAGAACCGTCCGGCTGTTCGACGTAGCCGCAGCGGCGCAGTTCGATCTTGCGGGCTTCAAGCCGATCGGTTGACCGGATTTGTTCAATCACGCACTGGTCATCGTGGGTCATGTCGCGTCCCCTTCGTTAGGTTCGCAGTAACCATACACGTCGTCGGTTTATTGTCAACCAGCAATCGTATCAAGTTCGCCACGTTCCAGGAAGTCTCGCGGCAGCGCGATGATTTCCAGCCCCAGCGCCTTGCCGGTCGCGCGTTCAGCCCGCGCACCGGCCGAATTTTCCCAGCCGGGCAGCAACGCAACCGCGTCTGCATACGCGCAGATCCACGCCAGATCGGCGCCGAGCGCTTCGCGCAGGCTGAAACCATGCTCACGGGCTGCGCGGTCCTCGCACCCATCGATATTGCCGGCCGAAATGTCCGTGCCGTGGTGCTCGTTGTCGCGATCGGCCGGGTTGAACACTTCGAACCCGAGTCGGCGCAGGTGTTCGGCGGCTTTGTAGAACGCCGGAAAATTGAAATGTGGAATGCCACGCATCGGGCCGGCGAGGTAGATGCGCCGCGCCCTGGACTTACCAACCAGCGCCAATTCGTCCGACGCATCGTGGTCGATCGGAAATGCGTCGATCATGTCCGTTCCGCTCGGGAATTTACGCGACGGCATTGAACATCCCCCAATGCGAGCACGACACGTCGGGTTCGGGCTGTTCGCCACGATAGTACGCGACGACCTCGTTGAACGAGACAAGACGACCGCTGAAAATAGGTTCGAGTATTCTAGTGACAAGCCACATCTTTTCGTTCGGGTCGCGATTCCCGCAACTGCCGCTAACATCATCCTTCCCGAAAATTGCCATGCTGGCCCGTTGTTCCGGTGTCCACTCGCGCTGCTCACGCCGATCGGCGATCTTTTGCGTCACCCCGGTCATGACGCACCTCCGTCACGAACGATGCGGAAACCGCCTACCTTAAGCTTTTCGATCACACTATCCGCGCCCCACGTACCGCGCGCACCAAGATATTCCGTCACTTCCTGCTCAACCGACTTCGGTTCGGCGACCGGCAGCACGCCGGAGGCGATCAGGAAGTCGACGTCGTTTTCCATTCTCCGATTAGAAAATGGCAGACCACCAGCAACTTCGATCCGTTTTTGCACCCACTCGTCGCGCGTTTTGGCTTGTATCGTCATTTCAAAGCATCCTCTATTATGCGCAGCATCCTGCGCGGTGAAGGGTCCATACGGTGTCGCGCACGGTCAGCCCTCCACCGGTTGCCGCTTCAACCACATGATGATCCGATCGTGACGCGCGAAGGTTTCCAAGTTGCCTTCGTCCCACGCCCGCATCGCGCGGTCCTGGTGCCAGTCGATCACGTTGTCGCGCTGAATCTTGGTCATGTCCTTCTCCGTTGGTGTTGCAATTTCCCGACTTCGGCGCGGTCGACCAGGCTTTCGGTCAAAATGCGCCGAACCTCTTGTTTCGCTTCGTCGTTGGTCGGCTCGCGACCGAGACGCACGGCGAGCCGATTCCAGATCGTATTCGGGTTGGCGTTGTGCCATGTGGTGCGAATTTCCATATCGTCACCCTGCATCACAGCGGTTTATTATCAACCAGTCACCAACAAATAAACCGGCATTCCGTCAACGGTAATAACGCTCCCTTCATCAGATTCAACCAGCCCGACCGCATCATCCGCAACGTCCAACTCGCCAGCCACGGTCCGCGCGACCCAATCCCATCGACCGGCGCCAGTGATCCCGTGCGTCCAGAAAGCGCGCTGGCCGTCCAGGTGCGTGATGGTGGTTTGATTCGGGACAACAGGGAAAGCCCGCCGGTTGGTCTGGAAGTCGAGTAGTAGGGCAGTGTCTTGGGCGTTCATGGTTGCACCTGTTTTGTACTAAAGGGCGGGGGCGAAATGAGCATCACACCGTCGCCAACCGGATAATATTGAGCGCCGATGCGAGGAATGTCGGCAGGCCGGCCCTTGGGACCGCGCGCCCAAATCTTTGTGCGGACACCCCCGATCATCGGTGCCTCTTGCCGGAACCCAAGATTTTGCATGATCCGACCGCGTTCGGTCGTGGTAACGTCGCTACCGATAAGAGCGGTCAGACCGGCCGCAGTGATGTAGGAAACATGGCGGCGATCATCACCGAACAACCCTTCGAGTCTCGCCTCGATTTCCGACTGCAGCGGCTTGGTTGCGGCAACCGCAGCGTCGTATGCACCTGTGGCAATCTCGGTCGCGCAAGCGTCGTCGCCTGTGAATACTGGGTGGTTGACCAGGGCTGCGCGAACGGCTGCGATCACCGCCTGTCTGGTTGGAACGAGCATTTGAACCCTTTCAATGTACTGTCTAACTGAACTATTGTGTCATCCTATTGGTTTATTGTCAACCACGTTGATTTTGCCAATGTTCTCGTTTCGTACAACCGTTCCGTTGTTCAAACTAATAGTTCGCCTCAATAAAAAATTCTAACTATTTGATATCATTCATTGAATCGACTTCCATTGAACTAGGTTTGAACCACTGAACTGACTGAACTGAAGATTCTAAAGAGTATTGGACTATGTAAAGGGTATTTACATTAATACATTATTAGTATTACACAGACGCATGGCTCCGAGCCACGTCAACTGAAAGTCTTTGAAGGTGCGGTTCAGTCGTACAGTCGTACAGTGCGAAAAATTTGGCAGTTTTATCTCGCGATTACAATGAGATACAGTGACAAACTAAACTGAACCATTGACTTCGAAAACTTGAACTGTACGGGGCTGATCGTACATAGAATCGATATTTTAATTCGACACGTTGAAATGTTATTTCGTGTCAACCTGTAATAAGCACAAAAAGCTATGCGTTTGCTGAATATCGGCAAAAGTGAAACGAAAGCCCATAAAATACAAACGGAAGTTTAGCTGAAAGTACCCAACCAATATTATTGCCAACTTGTCAGTTGCACAGGCACTCGGATAGCGTGCGGCTTTTAGTTTCGGAGACACGCCGATGCGAACCTTGTTGACTATCGCCGCCATCCTGTTGAGTAGCGTCGCGTCCGCCAACTCATGGCACGTCGATCGCCACGTCGACAAGATGACCGATCGCACCGAAACCGCCGCTCTGGTCATCGCAGGCGACGCCACGCTGTATGTGTCATGCGTCAACGGCCAACCGCAGCCGCGTGTGCGTTGGGACAAGAGGATTGGCTACGGCGATCTCGGCGTGACATATCGTTTCGATGCGGGTGAGGTCGTGCCGCGCATGGCGATGCTATCGCAGAACGGGAAAGACTTGTGGCCGTGGCTCGGGGATCCGGCTGGTGCCATTGCCAAACTGCGGGCCGGAAAGAGAGTGCGCGTCCAGGTGACAGGCGGGCCGGTGCTGGATTTCGATCTAGGGCAGGGTGGTCAGGGGTTGCCGGATATTAGGTGCCGGTAATCAATTCACCGTAGCGGTAGCACTTTCCGATCTGGATTTCGCGCACGTCGATTTCAGTGATAAAACTGGAAAACCAATCGGTCGGGAGTTTGTATTGATTCCCGTGAGCGCGCAGACCATCCACCAAAGCGCACCAAGCGTCGCCGTGGTCAGTGCCGAACGCTTCGAATTCGAAACTGCGCGTGGTCAGTGCCGAACGCTTCGAATTCGAAACTGCGCGTGGTCAGCGATGCTTTGAAAATCGTGGTCATGTTACGCGCTCCGGTAATTTGCTGCGCGAAACTCACGCTCGGTCAGCTCAACCGCCACGGGGTTGCCGCCCTGTTTCATGATCTGCGCGATGTGCTTGTCCTTGGCTGCGGTGCCGACGACGTGGAAAACGTTCTCGGCGCGCTGCATGTTCAGGCGGGTATTGAAGTAGGCGGGAACTTTGATCTGGTAAAACATGGTCGGCTCCGTTGTGTTCGTGTTGGTAAACAAACCATAACACGGGCCGGTTTATTGTCAACCACTATTTTGCACACGCCTTCACGAATTCTGTCGCTTGCGCGAGGTTGATCGCGTTGCCGTAGGCGCGCAGTCGTCCCACTCTTGAGGTAGCCCCATGAGCCAGCGGGAATGTGCCGGGTTCAACTGACCGCCATTTGTCATCCCGGCAGAGCAGCCAGTCGCAAGTTGACCAGAAGCCGTTAGTCGGGCCGGGCCGGTCACACCCGTCACCAGGGCTTGCGTCGTGCGGCTGCTGTCCGTGTTCCCCGCCGCGTTGTAGCCCTTCTGCGCTGGTGTCCCGGCCATGGGCGTCGGCCAGCCCGCAAGCACCACTGATGCACTCAACGGTTTTCCTCTCGGATGGTCCCACCGTTCCCGGTTGAATTCGTCCGATGCAGTCTCGCTTTTCCAGTCTCGAGCCGCCGGCGTCGGCCAGCCGCTCCGCTGTCCAATACAATCGCTGTCGGATGTGCGGCGCACCGAAGCCCGCAGAGCAGGTATCGACCGCCCCGAAGGCGTAACCCTCGCCTTCCATGTCAGATTGAATAACGTCGAGCCAAGCAAGTCCGTCCTTGCTCGCAACCTGTTCGCCAAAGCATCGGACAGGGCGGAGGACTTTGACGAAGTGGTGGACGAACGGGCGTAAGTACCGCTCGTCAGCAAACCCAAGTCCTTTGCCTGCTGCGCTGAAAGGCTGGCAAGGTTCTGACCATGTCCAGACGGGTTCGGTGTCAGCAACGCCGGCGTCGCGTAGCGCTCGGCTCCAAACCCCAATCCCCGCGAAGAAATGGACTTGCGTAAAGCCGCGAAGATCCGCCGGTCGGAGGTCAGTAATCGAGCACTCAAGGACAACGCCTGGTGCAATGAGTTCCCTTTGTATAAGATTTCGGAGCCACGCGACGCAGTAACTATCGATTTCGTTGTATGCTGCACCGAAATTACCCCGGTTGATGTTCGACACGTTCAAGTTTCCTTCTGGCGTTCGCACGCCGCAGACCGTCGTGCATCGCTGCTATGTGTTCGGGTGTTCGCTTTGGTTTGGCACGACGCTTCGCTGCCTCTGACATCTTTCGGCGATGTTCTTCGGACAGGACTTTCCCGACGTGCTTTTTGCTGATCTTTTCGCGTGACTCCGGCGAATGTTTTCTGCCGCGGCCGGCTTCTGAGATCAGACGTTTGACTTCGTCGGTGTGTTTGCGGCCACGATTCTTTTCCGAAACAATGGCGCGAGTTTCTGGACTCATTCCGCTTGTGCCGTCACCACCTGCTGTTAAATTATATCCGTTCGGTGCGCGCGTATTTAGAGCAACAATAAACGCACGTTCCAGAGCGCAAAGCATCTTTCGCGTGGTTGCGGTTGCCAACACACGAATCACAAAACGGTCTGCGCCGTGCTTTCGGATGGCGTTGTACAGAGCGGTTTTGACACCCATTCGCGCGCACTGGCGATGACCACGCCATCTTGTGGCGAGATCGCTTTTCGTTATCCCGACGTACTTTTTACCGTTGACTGTGCAGGTGATGAGATAGACGAACATAGCCCCAAACCTACCCACCGCACGGTTTATTGTCAACCAGCAACCGCACCAGAACGACGAACCACGCCCGGCCGTCCCAGCGCATCCACATGCGGCATGAACCGAACCCCGATCTTCGGAATATCCGCCGGCCTCACGTCGGGACCGCGCACCCAAACCTTCGCACGCGCACCGCCGATCATCGGGCTATCCTGTCGGAAACCCATGTTGCGCATGATTCGGCCTCGTACGCTGGTCGGCATGCCGCGGGAATTCAGTTTGTCCGTGAGGTAAATCAGATCCGCCGCGGTGACGTAAGAGACGGTGGATTGATCAGCGCCGAACCATTCGGCCAGCACGATCTCAGCGTCCGATTGCGTGCGCGCGGCTTCCTGGTGTTCGGCAGCGGTCGACCAAAGCGTGCGAGGAATGGCGAAGTCATCGCCTTTACCTTCTAAGTAAGCAGCCTCGCCGATCAACTGATCCTTGTTCGATGCCAACCACGCCAGATCGATTTCGGATTTGATCGGGACGGGCAGGAACCGACGATTGCCTGTCGTGTCCGTCAACGGTTCGTCCTCGTTTGTCGTACCGATGAAAATATTGCGCCGCGGCCGTTCCGTGACCGCTCGAGCATAAGCCGTGCGGCCCGCGTCGACCTGTCGCGATAGCATCGCCTTCATGTGCGCGGTGTTCGCGCTGCCGCGCACGCCCATTTCCGACACTTCGACCACTGTCTTGCCGGCGAGGGACAAGACCAGCTCTTTCGTGGCGTCGCCGAACATGATGGAATCGGAAAACCAATCGCTGTCGATCGCGAGCAGGCTGGCAAGGGTCGACTTTCCCGACCCTTGGAAACCGTACAGCACCACCATGGTGTCGTGTTTGCAGCCGGGGTGCCGTATCCTGCGAACCATACCGCCTATGATATTTCGCCCCACCGCCTGGTAATACGGCTCGCAGGGCAGGCCACAGACGCGGGTCAACCACGTCATCAGGCGTGGTTGGCGGTCCCACTTAGCCTCAAGGGTAGTGAGCCGACCCAGCGCCGGATCGATCGTATTTTCATGCGCGATACTGATCAGCGATTCCCAAAAGAAATCCTTGCCCGGCCGGAACCGCGTTTTCGTCCGGTTCGCACGGGTCCGCAACTTCGCCACGATCGCGTCGTCCAGATATGTCCAGTCCCGCCACGTCAAGCCCGGATCGCTGCCGCCCTTGACCTCCATCCGCTCGAGCCACGCATTCCAGCGCAGTTCGATATCCAGCACGCCGAGCAGCACCGCCACGTTGTCCGAATTGTCAAACTCGGGCAGACCCTTGTTATCATAGATCCAGTCGTCTTGCTTGACGAAATGCCGTTCGACGTTGTCCG